GTCCCACATCAAATCCTTTATACCACTACCGCCAGAATTCGTCTGTACCCATCCATATGTATTGATCAACTTACGGTACAATTTTTGTCCTAACCCCTTCAGGCCTTTGTTTATACCGTTATTCGGGAAATGTGTCCTGTCTCCAGCATGGCCACACGTCATATTGATATGAAATGCCGAGCCTGTGCCTTGAACTCCTTTAAATACGTAAACCCCGGACGTTGATGTACCCAAAGGATCGTTAGCGTCCACTGTAACTGCGGAGAGATTGAAATGCGCGATTTTGTTATATAGTCCTTTTTCAATGCTAGTGAGTTGGCGTTCGCCAGCACCGTAAACCTCGATAGGCCTGTGATACTCGGAATTCGCCAAATACATTTTAGACATCAGCGCCAGAAGAGGCATTGGCAAAACCACGGTATTCTTACTCCCGGTAGTCTGAAATGTTATCTCCGACCAAGACATATTCGTTATGTAGTCCTGTATCTGCTTCAATAACGGTGCGACATTCTTGGTCGCCGCCCTGAACGCCCTGTCATCCGTCATGTAGTGTGAAGACGGCATTTGCGAGTCGGGTATCGGCGCTTCGAATATTTTTTCTATTTTGTTTTTTAAGTTATCCATATTATGTATATAATTGTGTATATGTATTATTTATTCAATACTTTATATATTAAAATATGAACTTATATTTCACAGATGCCATAGGATTCTCGAAACCAGGGAAGGCATACATACGGTCAGTTTCCGTAGACGAGGCTATACAGAAGACAATGGAATTTCTGTCACAATACCCACACTACCAGTTATTCAAGACTCTGATGGTCGTCGGCGAGGAGTCTGACGAGGTCGACTTCGTTATCAGGATGGTCGCAGTGCCTTACAAGCCCGTGGGACATTCGACGCCAGACATCGACATGTTCGACTGCGGCGGCATCAACGAAGACCCGGCAATAGGCAATGGCCTGTATATCAACTGATTAATATTATTTTTGTGTTAAACTTTTTAACCGTATAACTGTATAATAAGTATAAAAAATAACCAGCTTTAAAAGCATCAAAAATGAAGAAACTAACGGAATTCGCAGTACAATCGGTAATGGACTTACTGATTCACACAAACGGTCAGACGACCACGCTGGAGATAAAAAATCAATTGAGAGAATTAGACTACTTTGCGAACCAGGGCGAAGTCCACGAGACGGTTGAGGCAATCTACACGGCCGACGATAACGACACGTATAAATATGACCGCAACGTTGTCAGTCTGGGATATAACACATACTCATTCAGTCAAACATTTCTGGATGCAAATCCAGAATACTCAAGAGCCGCAAAAATGAAAAATAACACCGAAACGAATGATTTTCCGACAACCCCACCATTATATCACAGTGATGGAGTGTTGTTGCCAGAATGCAAAACGCTTGATGGAAAATCATTATTATCGCAACTTACACCTACAAAGCCTTTACACGCTGGCGCTGGCGCATTCGCAGAACCCTCTAATAATATATTAACGGAAAACCCGGTAAATCAGCGCGACCCGTTATTCGTTTTTTACACCGAGAATCACGCGAAAAAATCGGCCACTGAACCACTGAACTGGGTGGTTTATCACAAAAACGGCAATAACGAGATCCACATATTTGCCAAACATTTATCGCGCGATTCTGTACGTTCGCGTTACGCGTCGATCATGAAAGTGAAAATCCAAGATGTCAGAGCCAGTAAATTTCAGAATTATTAATAACCAAATAAACTATGACACATTCGGTAGAGATTAAGACACATAATAAGTGGTTAATTATCACGGTATTGCAATACGGCACGAAATTAAAGAGCATAGGGACGGGCATATTATTTTCGGGTTTCAACCGTTTGGACTTACACATATCTGAAGACGCTCTTGATATTATACGTGATAATATCAATCAGAATATAGAAAAGAAAGACCCGGTAATGGAAATAATCGCGACCGACAGGATGTGGTGGGCGAGTTCTCAAGGCATCATAATACCGCCAAATGAGTATTTCCATATTTACACGATACCCTTACACACGACATGTAACAACACTGTCGATGACGAGATAAAAAAAATAATCGACCAGAAATAAATATTTTATTAAACATATTTCTGTTTATGACATATAACACTTATAATTGTAAAGTAAGTAAAAAACGTTCTTTATAAAATATTTCCGAGTTGTACGGATATTAAATTTTGGTTTATTGCTGAACCAGAACACTAGCAATAGCGATATACAAAGGCAAGTGCAATCAGCGTTCGGTCGTGAGATAGAACTGGTAAGGTGGTTTATGCCTGATAGAGTTGCACATAAATTTGCCGGTCTTACAAAGGGTTTAGCGACCACTAAAGAGACCAGTGATTTAGTTGTAGAGCGAGCATCGCTAATGCTCGTGTAGTAGACTGAATAATTATGGGGATTTGTTAATTTATCCTTAAGAAGCACAAAATCTATTCCTATCTGATGATATACATATGATGCAAATCATAAAATTTCAGGGTTGGAAAGTCGGCTTTCGACAAAATTAAACTACGTGGTTCTGATGTGCCTATCTACAAAAGATAATAACTTTTGTATTGACTCCAAAAGAGCAATTTGTTTGCATCCCAACATGTAAATGAATTAGAAGTGAATAAGCTGGGTGTGTAATTAGCATGCCGGCCGAAAACTTAGAAAGAACACCGTAGTATCAGTGTATAATCCTGACAATGATTATACGGGCAAAGGGGGTATGAACTGTCTTACTGGACAGGTGTGTCAATTAACTGTAAATGTTAAGTCATATCTCATTAAATAAACGAGTGATGCTAGTTTATTTTTTTTATTATTTAATTGCATGAACAGAAATGTTTTATATATAATAAAAAAGCTACAAGCTATCCCCAGGTTAAATCAAAAAGTATGTGTACAGTACGGGGTGCATACAGTGAATAGCTCAATCAATTTAATTGTGTGAGGAATTGCATTTTTAAGTTCTGCGGCAGAGTGAAACGGATAATCATTGAGGGCCCATAACCCTACAGATATTGGGTTCGACTCCCATTGACGCTACACAGACCCAGATTTATCTGGGTCTTTTTATTTTGTCACAATTATACGCATAATTGCGTCATGCACATTACGAATAGGATTAGACAACAGACCGCGATAGAGAAACACGGACAGATGATTCAACAAATATTCATCACCGAGCCCTGGAAGATATTCATAGGATGTATCATGTTGAACCAGACCACAGGCACACAAGTGCACAAAGTCATCTACAAGTTCTTCGACGAGTATCCGACACCGGAGAGCGCGTCCAATGGCATGTTGCCTGCCATAGAGAATATCATAAGGCCTCTGGGATTACACAGGAGACGTGCTGTTACCATAAGGAAGTTCTCCCACGACTTCACACACAAGGAATGGGTCAGGCCCAGCGAATGTTATGGCATAGGGAAATATGCCGAAGACTCCTGGGATATTTTCGTCCTGAAACGCTATGATACCAAGCCTAATGACAAGGAGTTGAAGGCATATCTGCTGACCATAATTGAAAATAATTGAAAATAAATGAAAATATATTTCCGAATATCAAAACAAATGCATATATTTGCAGTATAATTAAAAACAAGCAATAGAAATTTACTATATAATATTACAATAATGACAACTTCTAACATAAATAAACATAATAATAATTTTAAGTTCTGGTTTAGAAACCATGACTCGGGATGCTTATGTCTATGTTAAAATAAAATATTTTAATACTATACTAAACCCTGAGTCTAATCACTCAGGGTTTTTTATTTTATATGCGGCTTAAGCTAATCTAGTGAAAGCGTTGGACTGAAAATCCAAAGAGCTTGGTGCATAACCAAGAAGTCGTACAAATGCTGCTGGACTGTGTATTAAACCAAATCTCTCAGCAAAACATACTTAGATAGTGTAACGGTAACATGATGAGCTCCAACCTCATCGTTCTGGGTTCGAATCCTAGTCTAAGTGCTAAAAATAAAAATGAATGAGTATACCAATAAAAGAAGAGTATAAAGAAAAAGTATTACGAGAAGAAGTATTTTTTGATTGTTTAAATTTAAAAACAAATGCAGTGTATCAAGTAAGAAGAGCAAAACAGTTTTTAATTGAGATACAAGGACATAAATATAAAATATGTAAAAATACACACTGGTTAAATCAATTAATACCCTTGACATTTGACCATATTGATGGAAATTCAGACAATTGGAGATTGAATAACTGCCAATTGGTATGTAAAAACTGTGATGCATTACAACCAACATATTGTGGTAAAAATAAAGGTAAAAATAAAAATACAATAAGAAATAATTATCGAATTGAAAGATATAATAACGGATTAAAACCATAAATATTATGAAAAAGATGAAACCTGTGAAACGAAAACGATAAGACTTGAACCATAAACTGTGGGTCAGGTCTCTAATAAGATTATGCACTTATAGCTCAATGGTAGAGCTTCCGGCTCTTAACCGGAAGGCTGAAGGTTCGAGTCCTTCTGGGTGCACGAAGAAATAATGTAATGACTTCGTAGCTCAATGGTAGAGCTTGCGGCTTTTAACCGCAAGATGATGGTCCGATTCCATCCGGGGTCACAAAAAATAAATAAAAACGAAAACGTCATGGAAGACAGCGATAATAGTGATAATAGCGATAATATAGAATTAAATCATAAGGATATGTAGCTCAGTGGTAGAGCAACCGGCTGTTAACCGGTAGGTCGTTGGTTCGAACCCATCCATATCCGCAACATTTCAGTGTTGCCGTAGTGCCCAAACGGTCCAGATTGTTAATCTGTCGAGTTAATTCTGCAACGTAGGTTCGAGTCCTGTTACAGTAACAAAAGTTCTTAGAATGAGTAATATGGTGTTTATAGCTCAGTTTGGCAGAGCGCTCGTTTGTGGTACGAGATGCCGTGGGTTCGAGTCCCACTCTACACCCAAAAATGACCCATACACGGGTAGTGTATCTGGTAATGGAATCCAGCCCGGTTGTGACCCGGAGACCGTAAAAAGTCATGCGAGTTCGAGTCTCGTCTCTACCCCAACCAAGACTAAACATAAGTGTACATCGGTCATATAAATGGTATGAAGACATCACACAGAGGCATGGTCAGATTTGACAAGGATCTGCAGTCCAAATGTAAGAAACACAAGATAAAGATAATAACGACAAATAGTGCGACCATCCCGTATGCCGGTAATGCCGACATGCCGGTTTCGGGGTATTTTGATTCCACAAATGGCGAGTTGGCAGTCGCCAAGGGCAAGGATGTCATCGAGTGGCTGGAGATACTGATACACGAGAGTTGTCACCTGGACCAGTTCGTCGAAGGCGCTGCAGTGTGGAACTCCAACTATTACGGTGAGGTCGACGGTAGTGCGATTGTGGACCTGTGGCTTAACAAAATCGTGGAGCTGAAGCCAAAGATTCTCGACGAGATGATTAAGAAGATAATACTGCTCGAACGCGACTGTGACATGCGGGCCATCGAGAAGATAAAGAAATACGGTCTCGACGACATAATAGATTTGGAGAGATACGCCCGGAAGAGCAATGCCTACCATCTATCGTACGTAGCCGTCAAGAATTTACGCAAGTGGAACAAGCCCAAGAATGCAGCATATCAAGTGGAAGAGGTACTTATGTGCTTCTCCAACAAGATGTCGAAGGGCTTCACAGTAACCGAAGAACAGTTCAGATTACTCGAGAAGCACTGTTATTAAGACATACAATATATTTACAAAAAAATATTTTTTTTATTCAAAAATTTTGTTTACATTCACATCATGGAAAAACAGAAAAAAAAAATAGACTTTCTTTGGTTCAACTTATTTTACTGTCTGGCATATGCAGCCTCAGTGTTTATCGCAATAAACATTGTGTGCGCTGTAAAAACAGATCTATCAATCGTGCTGACACTGTTTTTATACGTCATCGACGTAAATCACAACAGTAACGAAGATTACACAAAATACAGATTGGGACAATTGGAAGAACAAATCAATAATAAACTAAAACTGAAACAAGATGCGAATATTTAAGATGAACAACACCGACTTTAACACCGTCAAACACGTAATCGACGGAACAGCGTTCCATCGGCCATCGGGCACAGAACACACTATAATTAAATTTGTGACGAAGAAAATACAAAACCAGATTCTAGGCATTCTCGACCAAAATAACATAACAATCGAAGACACCGGGACAACCGAATAACTAATTTCTCATTGTGTGTAGTGCCACTGATTTATCAACTTGTTCAAATATTGATAAATTCACATGTACCAAATAATCCAGATTTGTTTAAATAAAAAATGGGAAATAAATTTATTTCCCATTTTAAAAATTACTGTCGTTCAGATGTTAAACGCCAAATCCCGTAGAACCGGCAATTCCACCAGTCGTCATAACATTAATCACGTTAACAATTATACCCATTGATTTAACCGGCTCAATATAAGTCTCCAATAGACCGAACTGGTTATCTATTAGTGTCGGTGTGTTGTTAGTCTCGTCGATTACGTTGTTGTATGCGAATAAGGCAGAACGGTCAACGTATCTCTGACAGATTTCATCAGCCTCACGCTTGATTTTAGCACGTATAGCAGGCGTGTTGAATTTCCATTGGTATTTCAACAACATTGCATATAACTCGTTCTCTAGATCAATTAAGATTTCTCTGACGTGTAAGTATGATAAAGCAGACAAGGGCGATGTCAATGCAGTCCACTCAGTCTCTATGTAGAAACCTTTGTTCTTAGCATACATTAATGGATTCGCGCCCATTGTATACATGTTCTCCAAATCTTTCTCAGTGAAGTCCATCTCAACATTTGCTATACCTAAGATTTTCCCGTCTTCAGTACCAGCAGCAACCGTCCAGTTGTAAATACCGGCGATAGGAGAATTTAATTTTCTCATGTATGTATTAGCACAATATGACGCTGGTGGGAATATCAATGGTCTTCCGTCATCGTTAACAGTCACATATGGGAAGAAGTAACCGGTGGTATCACGACCGTCGTCTTTACCTGCACCCTGTGCGAAGCTGTATACGAATGCCGGATTTGCTCCTGGATTACCGCCCAATCTGACATATTCTAAGTTTAATGTACCGTCTGTATTTATGAACGATGGGTTTGAAGAAGACTTAAAGTATTTGACGCTCGGCATATTTAAGAAACCAATACAGTTCTTACGTTTACCAGTTATGTCAGCTAATTGTTGCTTAGAGAACTCCGTTAAGCCCAAACCGAAACTATCGATTAAATAACGGAAGTTAAATTTATTCTTGTTAGTGATGGCATAATACAATGCAGTGTTTTTTCCGATTATATCTAATATCTCAGATTGACGAGCTTCCGTTCCATCAGGAATTGAAGCAGACTGTACCGCAAAACCGCCCAGAGAGATCGCCTTGTAAGTATCGATGTAATCTTCGATTTTAGTATAGCGTGTAGTCTGCATGTCAGAACCGTATAACTGAATGGCCAATTTGATGTCCAATGTAATCTCTGCATATTGTACGTTGTGCGCCACGTTTCCGGACCATGGTGTTTTCTTGATGATTCTCGAGAATTTCTTAGGAAACTGCCCAGGTTGTAAAGAACCAGAGTCGATGAACGCCTTAACATAATCGCCGACTTTAACTTCAGGGTAACGAACTAAATCGATTAACACCTTAGTGTCTGTTATCGTGTATGCCGCGTGCTGTTCAATCTCGAGTGTCTGTTCGTAAGCTGCTTCTCCAGAGTATACATTGATTGTTGTATTGATTGACAATAAACCGCCAGGTACAGTGAATGGGGTAATTAACGTGTTATCCGCCATGAACTCTACTTTCATGATGGCACCAACGAAATACATTTTCAAGTACGCCTTAGCGTTGTAATCGAATGCATCTATAGTCTGGGTTGTCACGTATGTAGATACTAGATTGTTTACTTGATATGCGACCTCACCGACAGCTAAAAATCCATCGCCCTGTAAACCGAATTCCGGTGTACCGACCACTGGGACAGCGTCGTAACCGTAACCGGTAGTTAACAAGAAGTCTCCGGCGTTAACCGGGTGTGACTGTATCAACAAGCGAAAATTGTTTGAACCGGCACCTATTCCTAATGCTAGGGAATCAGCCGAGTTCATTATAATCCAACTTCCAACGCTTGTCGGGTTAGAAACATTTGTGTAGTTTACAAACTTCATCGATGTGGTCACAGCCTTCTTTACGAAGAAGTGATCACCAGTGTTAATCATACCGTTATAGAAATCTTGGTACATCTCTGAATTCTTAGCAACAATACCGTAGTTTGCAGTACCTGAAGCATTGCTTCTAGTCTCAAGACCTGTTGTATTCATTACGAATTCATTGTCATTGTAGAAGAACACGAATTTTCCAGAAGCATAAGACTGTGTCTTGATGTCAACACTTGTCGTTGTGATGACGATGTTCTTGTCGCCTGCACCAGCAGAGTAATTGTCAGTCCACATTGCAGCAGATAAATCTATTTTAGCTCCTAATGAATCGATTATCACAGAATTAGTAAGAACGTACTTAGTTACCAATTCGTTAAAGAATAAAACTCTTCTCCACGCTCTGTAATTTGCTTTTGTCGCTGTCGCCGTCTGATTGAATGTTATATCCAAGATGTTAGTTGCCGTATTAGCAACAACAATGTCAAGACCCGCAAGACCAATAGACAAAGGCACATAAGAGCCAGCTCCTATTCCTAGGGCAACCGACACATAGGCATTAGAGTGTACGCTACTGTTATCTACTGTGCTGAATACATATCCTAGCACTATAGCATTGTTTGACATCGATGCAGGATATGTTAATCCGCCTAAAACGGCATTTGCTTCTGTCAGTAATGGTCCTGCGATATTTATCACAGTGCCTGTAGCAACTTGAATCACACTAGTCGCGTCGACATAAATCGCGGCTACGCGGTAATTTACGCCTAATGCTGGAGCAACCAGTGGCAATAAGTTAATCGCCAATGTCGGAACAGTCAATGTGAGGTTATTGATATTGGCAGTACCGCCAGTCACTGTAAGCGATGGTGTAGCAGTAGTAGAGAATGAACCGCCCAGAGCCACGCCCATACCTGACAATAAACCGTTCGTATTGTTTGTGGTACGTGTAAGTATATTGCTGATACCGATTACGTTGCCACGAGTATCTAATGGCATGTTATCGTAGAAATCAGTTTCTTCGATTGTGTCCTGATAAGACATGAAATTGATTTTAGGTTTATCTATATCTACAAGTGTTTGACCAATTATGTCAATGTTACCACTAGTAAAATCTGTTTCAACGTTGTCGATGTCGAACGCTGCAAATAATCCCGTACGGTCAGTTTCTAAGTTTACCAGAGTCTCGATGAAGACATTGTTGTTCTTATTGTCTCTGAAGAATGGAATCAATGAACCAGTGTAGTCACCTAATTTGGTAACGCCTTTGTCACGAATGAAATCGTCAACTTTATTCTTTCTCAAACCACTAGAAGCGAAATACTTGCTCCAGTTAGGGTCAGACGCCAGTGTCACATAGTTTGACCAGTCGCCATTTACAGCAACAACTCTAACCATATAATCAGATATGAAATCTGACGGGCTCATCCATGTTGGAACTTTCTCTCTACCGCCGTACCATAACTCTGCGGTGATGTCGTATCCAGGAATGCTAGATTTGAACATGAAAATTGTTATTTTCTTGTCACTAACATTGGTGAAATGTAACATGCGTTGTGAGTTACGCGCAAAGAATAAAAACGATTCAGTGTCACGCTGCCAGAAACCCGACTTGTTGAAGAAATCGTCATACTGACGTTGTGCTACTGGGGTGTTATCATATTGTGCAGATAACGAAACCGAAGCATAATTTAGTTTGTCCAAAGACGTAGTCTTTAGTATATTTAATGCCCATACTGGCGCTGTCTGTAATGCGATTTCTATAGTTCTGTGAAAATATGAACTCTTCTTTTCAAGAAAACGATCAATTTCTCCGAAATATGTCGTTCTATCGGATTTGGTTTTGATCAGAACGGGACGATTAAATACCGTGCCTTTTCTAGAAAACCCGGGTATAAAATTGACTACAGCTTCTTGGGCTGCTGGTCTATCTATTACTGAATTATTTCTCTCTTCGATAAAAACGCCAGCACGATTATAGTCTGATAAGTTAATACTCATAGTATAATTTGATACTTTTTTATTATATATTAAACAATTAAATTAGGATTTTGATTATTTCCCCATAAAACGGCCTCGTCCACCAGAAAATCTGTTTGTACGGCTTATTGATTTCTTACTTTTGGCCAGAGCCGCGCTCATGCTCTTATACGATATAGCATTAGGATTGTGTTCCAGGTCTAATGCCTTGTCAATTAACCCCTGGTACTCTCCAGAAAGCTCGTTATAATAGTTAAAACACATATTTTTATAATCCTGGGTATCAAAATATGTGGCGCCGCCGACTAACGTCATAACTATATCGTCGTGTCCTGCGTCAGCACGATACGTCACGTCACCGCTCCTGGTGTCAACCTTTATGAAATTATCCATCTGGTCCAGCGTGATATTCTCGTCTACATACAGCATGTCCGTCTCGATACAGTCTATGTACGATTTCACCAGCTCTTTTTTGTTACGGCTGACCTTAAGACCCATTTTTTTTGTGTTGTCATCCGTCCTATGTTTATACCTGACTAGCACGTGACTACCGAAATCGTTGTTTCCGTCAAACACCTGGTTGAGCGCCACTATGAACGTGGAACCCGGCCCGTTGTATTCTACAACGGATTTAACGCGTTCGGGATTTAAGTACTCGAAATGTAACATGTAAAATAACTCAGGCAGTTCCTTCTTGTGGTCTAATCGGTTAAAATTGTATATGCCCGTCTGTTTTAGGTAGAACGCGTCGTACATCGTCTTGATCTTGTTTTCCAACAACCAAGATTTGGGCCTCACCATCAGCCTGAACAGATTGATTACCGAGTCATCCAGTCCCAAACCCTCTGACACATCCATCATGGAAACCCAGTAGTAGTTGTTTCTCTCGTGCTCTATATAATCAGGTGCCCAACGCAGCTCGTTATACGTGAATCGCAGTCTCTTTGTCAGAATCTCAATCTCTCTGGTCTTATAAACTTCGGTACGCGCTTCGAGCTCCTTCGCCTTTGGCGCGCTCAACACCCGCTTAGACCCGGCAATGAACTGGCATCCGTATTCCTGGTTGAATGCCTCTTCGCCACCGATCAGTTTAGTCTCCTGCTCTTTCCAGTTCGTTATAGTACAAATCTTCGCAACATTCAGTCCGTCTAAATCCATCTTCTTGATCGATTCGACATCTGTGACGCCGTCCTTGTATAATATACGTACGAAATCTTTATTGCCAGTATCAGTAGTCTCCTGTTCTATAGCTACCTTGAAATTGAGACCTTGTAGGTGTTTCACGAGCTTCTCGACACTGAACTTGTGTGTCGCCATTTCAAATGCCAATGGGTAAAGCCGTGCGTCGAATCTTGTCCCGGTCGTACCGTCTTCAAATTTGCCGTCTGGTACTTGATACCACAGCACCTTTATCAGGCTGTACATATTCTTGTCTGCATGCCCATTAGGCAACGACGCGCCCATGACCAAATCTTTGAACAGATTGGCGCCGTTTGGTGTCGACGTTATGACCACCTTAGAATTCTTGATGGACGACACTGTGGGTATAACGGCCTTGTAATAGTGGTTTATTATACTCCTCGGAATGTGAGCAAACTCGTCCATATAGAGAAAGTCTATCGTAAAACCGATCGCCGGTTCTTTTGAACGTGCCTGTGATTTTATACGACAGCCGTTGTCAAAAACTATGGATTTGGTGTTCCAGTTTATAAGCCCCGGCTTAAGAAAGAATGGCAGTAACTTGTATATATTTTTAATCTTGTCCAAAATCTCTATAACCGTCTCGCCCTTATTCGCTACAACCATTATACCTTTATTTGTATTAAAAATAGAATAATGTAGTAGTGTTATTGCCGCGCATATCGTGTTATGACTCAAAATATCATTTGTGTAATACCTCATTTCTTTGCCGCCTACGGTCAAATCTATCATACTATTGGAAGTATTGTACACATACATAACAGTAATCTTTTCGAATCCGTCACGAGTGATTATGTGTTGGCCTACACTTAATTCTTTAACTAATATTTCTTGACCCAAGCTATCGAACACGATATGGTTATCGGCGCAAAACAGTTCTTTGCCATTTTCTGTTTTCATAAACCATATTTTATATGGTTGTGTCTCGTTTATTTCAGTCACCTTAACCCAGCCTTCCGGCGAATCCACGTACAAATCTTTTTTGTCAGTGAATGTAATGTTTTTTGTTTTTTTTAATACACAGTCTTGGTCTAAAGTGGTATTTCTGTACTGATATGACTCTATCTTTTCAATTATGTCAAATAGAATTCTATTTATGATTTTTTTCATGCATTACGATTGTATAAGATTTATACATCTTTTTATTTTTATTTCATCAATTTTGTTTATTATCATCTGTGATACATATAAATCTGTATTGGCGTCTTATATAATTACAGTATCAAATTCGTCATTAGTTGCAGTTTGTATGTAACCGTATTATTTCAATTGGTGCGTATGCTTTATTCTTTTAATTAGTTTAATTTCCATAACACCCAATATATCGGGTATTTTATATAGTCGTAAAATGTTTTGTTTTCTCTGTACTCAAACAGCAATTTGAACATGGGTAGTTCTACGACCGCATTATTTATCATACACGACACGTTGGTTATAGGACCTATACACTTGCCTGTTTGCCTTGACGACATGTTCAACGTGAATCTGTTTTTAGTGTACGCGTCAAGCACTTTATATTGGTAATCCCGTAATTTCATCTGCCTGATCTGGCCGTCTTCGGATTTTATGTGACAGTATGTGTTCGCGAAATAGTGTATGTCTAATGCACATTTCGTGAACTCGTCTATTTCTTCTTGGGTCCACCCGAATACACAACCGGTTCTTCTCACGCCCATTTCTTTTTTGAACCACGGGTTCATGTACCTAGGTATGTCAAAGCCTTGCGACTGTTTTTCCCGTATGTCATTTACAGCGTCTGTTGTGAATACAAACTGTTTCTCTATCGGGTCTTTCTCTTTCTTATGTCTTCCCATTTCAGTTAGTTATATTTTTATTGTCGTCTGTACAACGGCTTTCGATACAAACTGTAGGTCATATTCCCGCGCAAATGCGTCGGCGCCGATAATGTTTATCTCACGTTGTCTCCATGTGTCATCTCTCCCGTCTACTTCCCACCAATATGTCTTTACAGTCTTGTAGATATTCTTCATTGGGTCGTTAGGTTTACGTTCTGAGTCGTTAATCAATTGATAAAAGCTGTCAAAACCGGCCGGTTGTGATTGTATACATATCTTAGATTCTGTGTTTGCACATAGTTCAGGCACTAACGTGTTGTTATATTGCATATCTGGTGTTGACTGTGGGATATGCGAAAACTCCATATATGATAACAAATCAATACTAAACTCGGTGGGTTTACTTTTTATTCCGGACCGCATGCGTATTTGGTTACCGTTATTAAATTTAAGATTTTTATTATTTTTTGTGACAATGCCAGGTTTAATCCAATATGGTATTCTCTGATAATGTTTAAACAGTTTGTGCATAAATTCTACGGCAGACGCGCATTTATTCGATACGACTAATATGGTTTTATTTTTATTGAATATCATGTAGTGCAAATACACCGCGGCCATGACGGCGGAATACCCGGTCTGTCTCGATGTGCAATATATCATGAACCTGTTGTTCATGAAATTGTCTATCCATTCTTTCTGATACTGTCTCAATTTCACACCACAGCATGACTCAATAAAATAACAAATATCATTGGCACACTTGCCATATTCTATAAGCTCGTCTTGCGATAATAACACAGAAATGTCGTCATCTAACGTGCCTTCTTGGTGTCTGAAAAAAATATTATTTTTCCTAGACATTTTATGTCCCAGATTAATTTTTTCAATTATCCTGTTTATGTCTTCTGTTTTAAAAATTCTCATATGTCGATATTTTGATTTATTTGTATACATTATATATAAAAATAGAAAACCTACAAATTAATTTGCAGGTTTTCTGACGGTTTGTACAATGTTTAAAAGGTATTTAATGAATCCTGTTTTATTTTATAGATTGGAAAAGACCACTTGAAATATATGTGCTGGCCATTATCCGTGATGTCAATATCATCCAAGTAATTCTCAAGGTCTGCAAATTTTATATTAGGGTCATTGATTTCATAGTTTATGGGCAACAACCGGTTTACTGTAGGCCCGTCCTCGAAAAGTATCATCTTATACTTTCCCTCAAAGTAATATTTTGTAGGCTCATATTTACTGACATTATAAGACTGCAGCACTTGCGATATTATGTGCTCAAGTACTATGAACAGACTTTCTTTCATCTCGGTCTTGTTGAATATCCAGTTTATGTTCAGCGTGTGGTGCACTTCAGATTCTTCTGAACCAAAAAGGGTGGTGAAAACACCACCCTCTTCTGTTGCTACTTCTTGTAGCAGCTCAATTATCTCGCTCTTCATTTATTTTAGAGCTAGAGTTATCTGTCTGTTGTTTTTGTTCACGTTTGTGACAATGACATTGACTTTGTCGCCTTTATTATACGAATTGACCGGATTTGGTAACACTGACTTGTGTAATAGGCCTTTAGTCTCGTAATCTAAATCGACCATAACTCCGAAATCTTTTATGCTCGAAATTGTTCCTGGCAATACGTCGTTGATTGCTATGGAATCCCATAAAGAATCTCTGATTACCTGTGTCAAGAACAATTTGTCTTTCATTATGTCTTTGACATAAAACTCAATTGTCGTTCCTGCTGGGATATTTGGCAATAACGCGACAGCTTGTTCTGTAAGATTCGACTTGTGAATCATTCCGGTAAGACACTTATTAAACTGCACGAATACGGCAAAATCAGTACAACCCGTCACAAATCCGTCGTATTGTCCACCTTTCTTCAGGTTGCGCTTTTCTTTGACTGCCATGTTCAATAGAAATGCCTTTCTGGATGCAATATAAGACGTATTGCCGTCTTTTCTCACCCGTTCTAGACAGAATTCAATTTCAGTTCCTATGATTGAGCTAGGGTCAGGTAATTTATTGACATCAGTCAATAAGTGTGGCATGAACAGACTCAACTGTTGGTCCTCGATGTTAATGGTTACGTTATAACCGGCATGGTTAAGTTCCGATGGAATACCGGTAAGCCCCCCGCGTCTGTCATAAACGCTGTCCAAGAAGTCAGTCATCTCAATCATCTTTAATTGATATAATGAACCGCCTATTTCGAATGTGTCTTTGTCAGTGACTGAGGTTATCAGTACTGTGATTTCTGAGCCAACTTCGATTTTTGCCAGTAACAACGATTCCTGTGACGTCACATCAATGCATACAGATGTCTTTCCTTTGAAATCTACGAAAGCGTATTTATCGCTCTTGGAGATTAATGTTCCAGTCACTTTTACACCGACTTTTATGTCGGGCTTAATGCCCGTGCGTGCGTCGAACTCCATTAATGCTTGTCCGAACGGGTTTGTTTCTTTGTAGACGTCTTTTGTCGCAAAATCGAAATCTAATGCCGATGCCGACGCGTTTCCTACATTTTGAATGGTCATAGTTTTTTATTTTTTTCGTTAATACTGAATGATTGTGAATTGTTATACGTTATTATATATGTGGTATTATTGTTTGTTTAAAAATCAAATCAAAATTTTATATCCTCGTTTGTTCATGTAATCTCTTATCCCGACGGCATCCTCGAAACGTTGTTCTGAAATGGCAAGATATAACTTGTTATTCCACACCTGCGACATGTCTTCGGCATCAGGCTCTTCGGTGTCCATTAAATGTACGTAATATTCTATCATAGTCTCCACGTTTGTGAAGTGTGGCTTATCCTTCAGTATAGCCCTGGCTAATTTCTTTTTGAATGTCTCGGCGAACGCTCCGTTTTTAGTCAAAAAATTGAGCAGCATGTTTGGGTGCCTGTTGAAAATCTTTATTATTGTTATGAAATTTCTGTTAAACTTATAAGCATCCATTAGTTAGGCGGTTGTAGGTTAGTCAAATTGTTATATCCGTTTTTTGTGATGATGTCGACTTTGTCTGCGACGTATTCAAAATCTATGAAATTATATTCGAACGTCATGGTGAAGTTTTTGGTCTGTACTATCTGATCATTGAACGCAAATTCGTTAGGACCTATGCCAGTCCAAATGACACTCCTGAACTGTATATGGTATAATGCATTCCTGTTTTGGTCTATTACAGTCACTATCAAAGGTGCGTCATAAGACTTATCCACTCTCAGATAATGATTCACGAGTATGTCCATAAATATTATGTAATTCATGTTTCCGTCGACGTTCAGAAATTTAACGGTAACGGTCTCGTCAAACATATCATATATGTTACCGACGGTCTTCCATTTTATTTTTTTTGTGTGTAATATCTGTGGGTTCGAAACAAGAGGAAAAGTAACGCCTGGCATAGATATGCTCTGTATAGTTGAATTGAGATAGTCTAATACAGATGAATACAATTTACGCTTGTCGCCCAACAGTTTCATGTAGCGGTCCTCATACCCCGGCGGTATAAAATCCAGCGGTAAGTTGTAGTGAAATTGGTTGTTAAGTGTACTAAGATTCATAGCTTATAATAATCTTTTAAATTGCAGCGCATTAAGTGGAGTGTTTACAATCTGTGTTATCATACTGTCACCTTTATTTATGACGTTTAGATTTGCAGGTAGATTTTCAACGCTGTTTAAGACTGTATCCAACGCCGATATGTTCAGGTTCGGCCTAATGGCTAATTGTGGAAATGCACCCGAGACTGATGTACTTTTAGGAACCCTCGGTGATTCAGACAACAACGCAAACACTCCGTCATAGACAACAGTTTCGACACCGTTTGTAGTTATTGTGATGTAAAAATTCTTATTAGTCTGATATATTTTTTTCAGTTGTGGTTGGCTGGTTGCGGTAATCTTGAATACAAGAATGCCGCCATCTAAACGCACCTCGTTAGACTCCATGTATAACGGTACTCTCAATTCAGTAGTCGCAGACTTGAATATTAATTGCATTATTGAGTTATTGCTAGGAAAGACAAATGGCTCAAATGTCGTACTTGACACTTGCTTAGCAACTTTCATTTTAAAGATATTGTCAAAAGGTGTTAGTATTAGTTTCAAGTCACCGAATCCAAAAAACGTACCGTCTCTGTTTGGTTTAGTGACGTCCTGTGCAACAATATTTACTGCATTGGTCAATACCGGGTAAGGTATGTATTTTATCTCGGTCTTGACATTATTTACTTTACGCTTCAAGTGTGAGTTCAATAATTCCATAGACGGCAATACAAGCGTATCTGGTTTGGAATTATATAATTTTGGTTTAATAGCGCCACTCACATTGATTGACGTGACGTATTTTCCGTATTTTGCGACACTGTTGCCTATTAGTGCGATTTCCGAAGACTTTGTAACAACTGACGAATCTACTGCATTTATAATCTTCATGTCTACCCGTATTGCTGCCGAAGTGTTTGCAAATTTGAATATCGGCCTGTAGCTTATCTGCTTAAAAAAGTCTTGATAGACGTAAATATCCAGAGGGTCCTGTGGCAAGTTCTCTTCAATCGGCGTAACCGTATACAATATGTAACTGCGCTTGCCAGTCTGTGCCAATGCTTCCATGAACATATCGAATTCTCCAATACTGCCGTTATAAATACCGTTTATTAGGTAATAGTCACCATCTTTTGCAGCATCTATAGATACACCGAGATTATTATACTCCGGCGCCTGTGGTATGCTAGTTATGAGCGGTGGTGTAGCTAGGTATGTGGTCTCTCCCAATACGGTAGATTTTGTTGTCAGAAACCTGAAATCCAAGAATATCGGACTTGTCTGAGACAGTCCCAGGACGCCAGACGTCAGGTTGTAGTTTATCGTACCCAGTCTTGGTGCGTTGTTGACTCGCTGTCTGGATTCATCGTAAAGCGACGGCACATATATAGTCACAGATTTTCCCCAAAGCCTACCATTGAGTCTAAACGGTTGTGATTCGTTGTAAATCTTAGACAGTTCGCTGCCCTGGGTTATGTCTAGAAAATAATTTGCGAAATTATATGGCACTGAATTTTCATAATTCAATCCTGACAATTTCACGAAAAACCCCGTGCTGTTAGGAAATGTATAATGTATTGGAAACCATATTTTTACTTTATCAAATTTGCTGGGTTGGTTATTTGCATATTTGCTCTCTTGCAAGAACGTCTTTGTTTCCGGATTGGCGATGCCGTATTTATTTATTAGCGAATCTATAAGATACAACTGCTGAGGTATCTTATTGTAGTTCAACGGGTCATTGGCATTCTTACTGAACGTGAACGACGTCGTATTGTTCTGAATATCGCGTATGACACTGTATTCGTCTTCGTAGTTGAACTGGTCGTCCCATACCCATTCGATTAATGCGTCAGGGTGTACTTGTATAAATCTAGAGCTAACTGCCATGGATGTTTGGTTTATTTCTTACTATTATATATTTTATTTATGACGTCTTATTTTTTTTTAAAATATCTGGGATAAATGATACATTTTAATATATAACTAAAAATCTAACCAATCATGGAAATTACTAAGAAAGACATATTTTACGGTATCATAATAATACTGATACTTGTATTCGGTGGGATGTTCTTCATAAACAAGGTGAACAATATGTCAGAGAAATTCGACACATACGAGCGGGCAATTGCTGCCATGAACGACAGCATACACGTCACAATAAAGAAAGGAATCACCGAATATTCCAAGAAGTCGCCCGAGATATACCTAGACCAATTCATAAATTCAGAGGCATTCAAGTCATTGACAGAGAGCCAACAGAAGTACTACAGCGAGCTAAGCAAGATTAAAGGTCTCATAACCGCAACCAACGCAGAATTTCAGAAACAAGGTTCAGATTTAGCAATCCTGAAAGGCGCAAACCCTGGCAGTATACGCGGTGACTCAATATCTTATAAACTCGGCGCACAGTTACCTTTCGCGCAGAATGACACCACCAAGAAATTGAAATGGTCCGGCATATTGACACTTAAGAAGAAACCTGAATTCATGTTAACATACGACTATAAATTCAATGTAATGACAACATTCGAGAGAAACAAGGACAAATCAATAGTCGTGAAGTATAAAATAGACGACCCTGAGCTAAAAGTAAACCAGATGCTGAACTATACGATACCTGCAGAACAGAAACGGACCAGGCTTGGCAGATGGCTGGAAAAGAACAAGTCTTCGATTATCTGTACAGCAATCGGTGTGGCATTTGTCGGTGGCGGTTATGTCGGATATAAATTAGCCAAATAACGAAAACTATAAATTTTAAAACAATATATAATAAAAAATAGATATTTAACTTTAAATGGAATATTTAAAAAACAAAGATCGAGTAATTGCTGAGAAATTGGGTTCTGTAAACGAATCGGTATTCAAAATGGGTGACATATACAAGGTTAAGGCGACGATAGACATACCTAAATCACTGATAAACGCGTTCGTATCGAAGGCAAAGAAAGACCACGATATTGACCCTAAAGAAAATTGGTCAGACGTTGATTTGGCTGAGATGTTCGTAAGCTACATTAACGCAACATTCGTTAACATCCAGTCACTTCCAGTAAACGCGATATTAGGTGAGAAAGCTAAAACCCCCGGGGAAGTTCAAACAGAGGTTAACCCAGCGGAAGCAATAACTCCAGTACCTACAGTCGAAGAGACACCAGTACAGCCAGAACCAGTTCAAACCGCAACGGATGAACCAACAGCAGAAATTCAAAACCCACAATAAAAAATAAATTATAAACAAAATCATATGATAACAAAATTAACCGCATTCTTAGCTGAAAAGAAAAAACAGCAAGAAAATTTAAGTATGGTGAATGACAATGTTAAGGTCGAAGCCACTGTAGCAGATAACGCACAACCAGATGCAGCATCACAAGCAGCAGAGCTTAAATCGTTAGTTGACGGTGTTGCTGCTGAACTCGGATTGAACCCAGCAAAAGTTGAAGCTGAAGTTGAAGCTGACATCAAGGACACTACATCTACTAATGAGAGTTTCATCGACACCATCACGAGTGCGATAAACACTTTCGGTCAAGAAGCCGGTAACTTCAACTCTTCTTCATTTTCTACCGGAATAATCATATTCCTAATGTTAGGTGCTGCCACCGCAGCACTATGGGCTAGTGTTTCACTTACCGACAAGGCCAATGCCAAAAAGGCATTACGCGCATATTTATATTTCAAGTATAAAGACGAGATTGAAAAAATAAGTAAAGACCAACTGAAAAAATTTATTGTTGACAAGGTTAAAGAATTACAAGCGAATAAAGCATTAATAGATGACATCGCAGCAAAATCTGATTTATACTTAAGTAAATACGGTAAGTACGTCACAGAATCAGTCTTAGATACGAACAACGACGTAGTGAACGAGTTATTCGGTTTTGGTAAGAAGACTTACATATTAGACAACGCATTCAAAGCCACACCAGCAGCTGAAGAGTTCTTCAACAAACGTAAGGACATGGTTGCACAGTACTCCAAATTATTCACAAAACAGGGCATGGATGCTGACCTTATAGCTAAAGCAGTTAAGGCGCTGAAGATGTTTACTGGCGATGGTATTCCATTGCTGAAATCTTATAATATCACTTACGACGTTGTTACGAAGACTTTCGTGATTGACCCTAACGGTAAGGGATTATTCAACGGTAGCCCGATGATGGGATAATTTTTTAAAACAATACAATAAAAAAGGCGAACATTTAATGTTCGCCTTTTTTATTGTGTTTATTTCAATCACTTTAGGATTTTCTTGTCCACTGCATTCATCTTCAGTATACCGTGTTTGAATATCTTTTCCAACACCAAGTCTGTGGTCTTCTCCAGAGTCTCATATGATTCCATGAAATCGCCGAGTGGTTTGGCAAACTGTGGGTCAATCACGAACTCTCCCATCAAAACTTTCTCACTGATGTCAGTTATGTCGTATTCTATTCCGGTCTTCGACTGCAAGCTGATGAATTCCTGCAGCTGGTACGGGTTCATCACGCTGTATTCGAAATCTCCGAATGCGTCATTGAGGATGCTCTTGTTGAACAAGAAACATTCTTGTTGCAATTCGTTAGGGATTTTAGATAAATCTACATTAACAAATGTGGTCTGATATAGTCTATTGAATAATTGCATAGTGTAAATATATGAGTTATTTGCGACAAATAAAAATATAAAATGCTAAAAATCTCAGAATACAGTGTTTCCAAGTATTCTACTGCGACATGACGTCGGCAGTCTCGTATATATTTGCCACATTTTTTGGCGCATGAAAGAGGTCTTTGGATGTGAAACCTATGGTAATGTGCATATGCCGTTTTTCGTATCCGTAGGACTCGCGTATGGAGTCCAGGATAGCCGACTCTACAGGTATAAAATACGTTGTTCGTTCACCGTCACTTATGGAACCTACACCAAGGTACCTAAAATCAGGAGTACGTACGAGCTCACCTATGACGTCCCCGTGTATTCTGCCCTTATTCCACTCCATGACGTTGAACACTGTAATATGGTATTCCCCAGCATTACGTTTAAGCAGATTGCGATTACACGCGCCGAAATCAGTGATCAACTTACGGTCTTCGACGATTTTCAAGAGACCGGAAAGCGACACGTGGTTTCTGTCTGACATGTTTAGTGGGACGGTAGTGCCGATATAAGGACTACCATTTACGTCCGTCAGAAATTTTGTCGTCATTTTACAAGTTCTTTCAGTTTGACATACTTTGACTGTTTTACCAATACTTCGAGAGTGGACTCTGTCCACGTATTGCCTGATGCAGTGTTTGTGAATATCAGTACGTGTGTTATCACATCGGTGGTTAAGTTCTTCACGACCTTGAAACACTTCGTAGGTACGAACAGTTTACCCACTGGCCTGAAGTCGTAACCACCGCATATTATAAGTAACGAATCGTTCTGGCTCTCTTCCCTCACTTTCGTCTCCCAGTTCTTCCACATTCCCCTGTTTAAACTTGGTGTCTGTGGTAGACAGTTGTAGAAATAGAAAGTCAGTCTTATGTTCACCGAGTCATTCGCAAAATCTTCAGCGCTCGCCATGTGTCCCTGGTCATATCCCGAATGCGAGTATTCCCCGGCATTCGAAGTTATGCCCCTTATAGACCTGAAACTCAGTCCGGACCTCGACTCATCGCCACCGCCGTTGTACAATAAGTAACTGACAAATAATGGTTGCTTGTATTTTATGCACATGTAGGAATTCAGTATGGGTGAAGCCAGGACAGTATCAATCTTCTGTGAACTCCCTAACACGGACATGAACAAAAATATAATTAAAAGTAATTTTGAAGTCATGTTGTAAATATACTATTTTATTTTGAATTAAAAAATTATTTTCTGGTGTTCAAAACCAGGTTTACTAACGTTTTCTTGTCGGTATAATAGAATTCTTTGCCGGTACCGATTACCGGCATGTTGTGTTCTCTGTGAATTTGTAGCACCGGTTTCTCTACTACCTTACTGATATTGTAATATACAAAAATCATTGATGTGTCTTGAAACCTACCTATAATTTTCTCGGAATCCGAATACACAATGTGCAGTCCAACCGATAAAAGTGTCTCGCATATTTCAGCAAGTGTCATTTTATTTTCCATATCCTATATATTTTTTAATTGAAAACGTATTCACATATTTGGAAGCCTTCTCAAACTCTACAGGATTTTCCATGTCATCCTTGTGTATTATAGTTATCTTGCCTGTGCCCGGGTCAATCTTGGCGCACATAAAATTCGGAGAGTACTCGCCGACGTTTAATCTGTTTGGGTCCATATCAGGCTTACTCTTGTGGTAGCTATCATGATACACATGTGTACAGAATCTGTGTTTTATGTTAATTAGAACGTGGAAACCCGCGTTGTATGTACATATGATGTCACCGATCTTGAACTCGCTAGGATTCGGATTCTCTGTGTCGAATAATCTCTTCATGTCTAATTTATCTTTTCGGGTACGGTCAAACCATTTACCTTAGCAAATAGTCCTATTATTATTTCAGTATCGGCTGTCTCTAAAATGTAATCCTCGAGTGCGGCTCTGGATCCGAAGCTCTTCTCGAAGTTACCTATCGCGCCACCGAGAGACACACCATTCAGGCCAAAGTACGTCATTACGATATTGCCATTAAAAAAAGAACTGACTAATCTCTTGCGCTCTTCTTTCTTTTCCAACTCTCTCCATTCTTTCATGAACCCAGGGAAGAAGTGGTCTATCAGGCCCAGGTACGCCTTCTTGTCAGTGTAGAAATAGTGGTACGCATCCTTGCCCTTTTCCTTCATCGGTGCGACGTGCTCCACGAATGACGAGTAAGTCTTGCGCTTCTTGTCACGGTCACGGTTGATGCGGTTTAATGTCTCGAAATCAAACATCCACGGATTGAAGTATTTGGAACCGGTCACGAAGTCGAATATCTCGTCTAGTGTGTCAAATGTCGCGTCGTATCGGTCTACGTCAAAGCCGAGAAAAGAAAGCGCCTCGCGATGGTCTTTCGTGACAACTATTTCGCCCAGAAATTTGCCGTCGATTCTGTACGGCATGATTAGACCGTCAAAGCCCCACTTGAGCCCGAACTTGTGTGCAACTTTTCCAATAAGATTTCCCAAATCGTTAAATGCAAAATATCGTAATGATGTATCATAACTTTCTGACGGCATGAGTATCATATCGACTTGTAATTCATTATATTCAAAAGAATACACATTGGTATTTTGGAATATTTCTTTGGAATCAAATTCGTCCAATATGAATTTTTTAAAATCAAAATTGCTCGAAATATTACTGTCAACACAACACACAAAATCGGCATCGCCAAAACTGAGTTTTGATTCGAAATATTGTGGCATATCACATTTACTGAATATTTTTAATAATTTTGATTTAATTATCGGAGTAATTAAATCAAATTCGTCTTTGTTGTATCTTCTTGTTATACAATTTTTAAGCGCTAATCCACCCATTTTATTTATTTTTTTAATTATTATATGTATCGATTATCAACTTATACCCCCTGGCCACTTTGTGTGCCTTGAATGCCAAGACTAGACCTAAAATTGAATATACAGTCGTTGCGAACCAGAAAAACATATACGTAAGAAGTTCAGTATATAAAAATGTTAATGACAATGATACTATGAAAAAAATCGACGTCGAGTGAAAATACATCTTCGCTTTTCTATTTTTACTTTCGTAAAGCATTTTTATCAAATTGAGAGTACCCTGCTTATCTTCAGCCATTAATACATCAAAGTTTTTCATAGTTTTTGTTTTTAACATTCAACGATGTAAATATACGGATAATAAACGGATAATAAAAATATATTTACAATAAAAATTAAAAGCCTTGCATTGCAAGGCTTTTAAGATTAGTATTTATTCTGGAACTGGTATTTTTGGTACCAGTTCGACATTCAATATTGTATTCGGTATTCCTATAAAGCCGTTAATAAAATGTATTATCATCTTCATGAACGCCTTAACCATATCTGGCACAAGACTTAAATTCCCAGCACTGGGTATTGTCAGAAACGGTATCTTCGTCAAGTCTCCGCCGGTAGCACCGAGGAATTCCATAATTTTTTCTATCGACATTAAATCTTTCACCCACTTGAACGATATGAAATCTGACATTACCGAAGGCAGTTTCGGCACCACGAACAGGTTCTTCAACAGGTCCTTGAACGCATCCAGAATTCCCTTCAGAAAATTCAACGGTAGCGCCACTATGTTAGCTATCTGTTTCAGTATCGGATTCTCTTTAACATCCGGTGGAATCGCGTCCTTGCCGACTTTGAAATTCGGCAGTCCGTCTTTCAGCCCGAGCGTTATTTTCAACAGTCCCACGTCCAATGCCGCGATTCCATCCATGACGAATTTGTCGCCGGACCAATATTTACTTCTGTCCGGGTCGTCTTTGGGCTTGCTCTTCAGTGCAGGGTCGAGCATCTCGAAATGTTCCTTAAGTTTGTCCATGAGTATGGCACCCAAGAAATCGACGGGGCCAGACATTATCTTCTGTAACGCGACTATGAGCGGTATCAGTTTCTTTATTATTATAGGCAGTACCCTTTTCAAGAATGTCTTTACTGCCAGAATCAACTGTGTTACCGGGGTGCCCGCGAAACTCGCTGGCTGTGCTGGCTGTCCAGGTGCCGGAGGAACTGCTTCCGGTTTTATCACTGCATATATGTAGAAATACTGGTTAAGGTCTTGCTGACTCATGTCCACCTTTATGTCATATTCTCCCTCGAGGTCAATCTCTACGGGATTATTCTGATAATTTATCTCGATTGGTTTAAAATAGTGGAACATGTTATTACTGGGACCTAGCACACTCAGGTATTTCTTCTTCAGCTGGTTTTCGTCTTCCATACCGTTCCATTCGTCACCTATGCTGCTGAACCGGCCCTGTATAATATCAGGTTTCAGGTCAGCCGGAACGTCAGCTATGTCGTTCTGTAACTTGAGGTTTTCTGAATTATAAAATTCGTTATAATTTTGCCATTGGGTCCAATAGTAACCTGGATAGAACTCACCTCTCTCCGGGCCACTACCCACCTGGTTAACGTTGCCTACGACATTGTTTCTTTGGTACTTGCCGAGAAATATGTTAGTCGGTTTCGGCGGTGGAGGCGGCCCCGGCGGCGGCGGCGGTGCCGGTTCTTGTCCGGTCTTGAATGTCGCCATCTTTGCTTTATTTTCCTTGAAACCGTTTGAAAAAGAACCGCTTATGTTCTCTGGATTCGGCCCACCCGCGAGTATTGCTACGACCGTCTCTAAAGAGCCGAAAAGCTCAAGACATATCTTTGCCAATTCTATAAATGGTTTCTGCGATTCCAGCATGGAAGATATGATGGACTTCTCCATAGCCCATATCCCCGCCTTGCGGTTTGGCTTTTGTAATTTAAGGAACATCTCCTTATCCTTGGGCAATTTAATGGCGTCTAATATCGGAGAAATCTGCGCCTTGTGTATTGCGTCAGCTATGCCAATATCGCCATTGACAAAGTTATTTAATTTATCCACGTCGAACGCGAAAGGTATGCTGCTCATTTATATTACAATGGCTCTTTTTATCGATTCAACAAGAGCACCGATTGTGTACTGTTGTTCTGCAAATTTTGTAAGGCAAATGGCAATATAATCAGCGATGAGTTTCTCAGTTATGATTGGAATATCCGCCAGGATGATGTCACTATTGATAGTAATCCATTCATGTATCAACTGGTTTATATTTTCACAGAACCAATCGTACTTCATCTCTTCCCAATATGCCATCGGAAAATTTTTGGATTCCAAGTGCGTTTTTATGTCAGTATTTAATTCTGCCAGATTGCCCGCCCACTTCGCGTAATTGTCTATGAATTCCTCAGTATAGAATTCCCGGGCCTTCTCTTTCAAAAGTTCGGGTGTCGTGTAATAATGTTTATTGTCCCAAAAATCTACAATATTCCCTTCTTGTTTGCTCATCTTAATGTCTCTTCGTTTATTGATTGAATCCGTTTTATCTCGGCTTTAGTTTCGTCTGGAAACATATCGCATAATACATATATATCATTTAAACCGAGTTTCCAAAACTCCTGTATCAACTGCCAATCTTTTATGCCTGGGTCTTTACGCTTGGTAGGTCCCGGCCAGAACCACGACGGAATCCTCGTTTCCTTCTTCATCTGTATGAACCAGATGTCCATCGCTGTCGCCTTGTCCACGTTCTTCTTGTTGAAGAACTGTGATTTTTTTGGGTATTTCTTGGCCATATACCGGTTGAATATGAAGAATAAAGATTCCTTATCCGCGTCCGTCACCTGGTTCCAATCTTTCTTAGAAAAGAAGAATATATTAACTAGTCCCTTAAAATCCATGTTTCTTTATTACAATTTTATTGTTTTCTTTAGATATATAAAATTCCTGGATGATATTTTTCTCTATGAGAAACTTTATCGCTCTCACCGCCGCCATGTCGCCCTTGTAATGGTGTTCTATGTTTTTAACAACCTGTGTCAGAAGCGCCTTGTCCCTGTCCTTCATATATTCGTTCAATCTCTTCACGGTTATCTTGAACGGCGTCGTATAATTATTCTGTGAGTTCGACGCGATGATGAACTTCTGTTCTTCGTAAAGTGTAGGGAATTTCGGGTTGGAACACCATGTCGGCTTGACCGTCACGTGGTACTTCTCGGATTTCACGTTAACTTCCATCACCCCAACGCCCAGCAGCTTACATATGTCGCGGGCGAATTTCCTAGTTGTCATGTTCTTGAATGTCGTCGGAACTATGACGTAAACCTCATTCGCGCGTTCCTTCCAAAAATACGCCTGTTCCAACACCTTAAAGTTGAACGACAACTTAGCCTCGAACGCTATGGTGTGCCCGAAGTTTGGATTGTCCTTGTCTTCTATCCTGCCATACATGTCGCAACGCTTGTCGCCGCCACCCCTGACACATACCTCGGCATATGTAGTAAACCCGATAGACTCTAAATCTTTTCGGACAAATTCGGTCAGAACTGATTCTTCCATTTATTTAATATTGTTTTTTTTTAAACTTTTTAATTAAACCCTGGTGCCGTCAATTCGATTAACGTATAAAGTGTTAGGCTTACCAAGTGTTATAACCGCTATGTGATTATACTTTCTCATTCAATTCGTCTACTATCTCTTCGACTACCCAATCAGGCAAGTGTCTGTAATGTAATTCTATCAACCGTATGTTTCTTTTCAGATTATTTTTTACCACTTCCTTGCGTTCATCTGACATGACTACATTTTTTATACGCTCGATACAATTGATTATGTTATCTGGGAGATTCACGTCGTTAGTGCTGAAATAGTCCTTGTAATTTTCCTTATAGAAATTCCAAATCTTTTGTGCCCCTGCTTTACCGATACCTTGTACTTTACCGGTTGATGTAATCTTCTCGTATATCGAGTTGATATTATCGCTCTTGTCACCCTCAACAAGTTTGACAAATAGTCGTTCCATCGGATTTATCTCGGTGTACTGCCACTGACCTGTTATTCGTTTGAAAAAATTCATCCACTCGAAACCGTTATCCAAGTTGAACACGTCGCTGCTCCTGTTCTCGTCGAATTCCTTCAGCCAGAGTTCCCAACCCAATGGTAGGTAAACGTTTTCCTGGCCCGAGTGATCGTTTATCTGGATGTTGATCCACGACTTGTCTCCGTTTATTTTATATCCCAACAATTGTGGCATATCGCCGTCCGAAGAAATCACGACATTAGAATGCCCACTCCTGTTTGATTTCCGCATGATCGCAGAAATCCAGTCATCCCCCTCTATGCTCTCCTTTTCTATGACATTGTACTTCTCTTTCTTCTCTTTCTTCCATAACGCATACTGTTCGTACACCCACTTCATGTCGACACCCTCGAGAGGTTTTCTCTTACCCTTGTACTGTTCTAACTGTTCCTTGCGCCAAGACGGTTTCCGGCTGTCGGAAACTATGAAAACATTGTCCCACTTAGACATGGCAACATATTTTGTTATGTTGTTGTCAAGCGACGCCCAGAAATCACCGTATAAGCGATTCATCTTGTGTAGCGATGCTACATTCTTGTGAAGAATATAATTTCCGTCGAAAATTAAATTTGCCATTTATATTATGAATTTGAATTCGATTGGAGTGTTGTTCTCGTCCACGATAATTATGTTGACTTGCTGCACTTTCTCTACTATCTCGGTGTGGTTTTTCACGCCTGACGCCTTCAGTAGTTCGTTAACTTTCTCTTGTGTGTTCCATTTCAGCTTTACTGCCGGTTTTATGCCAAGAATTTTAGATAGCTCCAGTTTGAATTCGTTTATCGAAAATTCTGGGTTCTTGAAATCAACCTTGGTGATGTAATCGCCAACGTTAGTTTCCATCATTTGTTTCCATGCTGTATCCATATTTTTGTTATTTTGTATTTATTACTTCCTGTATACTATATATGCACGAAAGCGCCAGCACTACTGGGTCTGGTGTGTTCGTCAATTCGTTCAATGACTCGTTTACTATCTTCATAATCCTTGGCACCCTGTTCATCATGTCCGGTTTGAACTCGAAGATGTATGTCGCCAGAGGCCTGCCGCACATCTTCAACAAGTTTTCGACCTTGTCGCCAAAATTTTCGATAACCCAATAATACGTCTTGTCTTCCTTTATCGCCTGGAATATGATATTGTACAGGTCTACATTTATGTTTGAATTTGACATCTTGTTATACCCGCCAGTCTTCTCTATAGACTGTAGTGTATTCATGACGCTCCTGAAATCAGGAAATGTTATATTTATAATGGAACGCAATTGCTCATCTGTGATGTTTAATTTGTTCTTCTCCCTGACCAGCACGCATCTCTCGAAGTAGTTGTCTTTTAGGTAATCCGTCTCCTCTTGGTTCTCTGGGTCGAATTTCAGAACAGTGAAGCGCGAGAGCATTGCTGGGCTTATCTTAGAAAGATTGTTACATGTCGCTATGAACCTGACACGGTCAGAAAAATCTTCTATGAAACCCCTCAGCGCCTCCTGGTACTTTGCAGAAACTCCATCGAACTCGTCAAGATACACTATCTTGTAACCGTCTAATGTCGTACTGCCAAATATATCGGCAGTCTTACAGTAGTCGATTACCTCTTCCTTCAAGTCTTCGACCGAAGAGTTATACGACGCGTTAACCTTGAGTGCCCCTTCGGGAACCAAAACGTCTGCCAGACTAGTCTTGCCGGTTCCCGGAGAACTACTCAAAAGGTAATTCCCACTGAGCTGCACCTCGCCGTCTTCGTTTATTAGTTCCTTCTGTATTCTCGGGAGTAATATCATGGCATCTATGCTTTTGGGCCTGTATCTCTCGGTATATAATTTTTTGATTATCATGGTTTGGTATTTACGTTATATTGATTATACGATGAAACGTCTTTTTTGTTTTAAAATAATTTTTAATAGTTGGGTCGATTCGTCTCAAAACTGGACATCTTTATACAGATAATAATTGAAATGTTTAAAATGTGGTTATAAGTTTAATGGACACATATGATATATCTAAAAATATTACTATAATTATATCACATATTCATTAATATATAATTAGAAATACCGACACAAGATGGTCAATAATGAGAAGTTTTTAGACAAGACAAATTATTCGGATGTATATCTACGAGACGTCATTGTCGGGTTCTTGGGTTTTTTGCGTGGCAGATTCAAATGGACTAACGTCGGAGAGAACGGACCGATAGAGGTCGTTCTGCCCATACATTACTCGCTGACTGGTGACAACAGGTACATATTGGACGCATTTTACGACGACATTCCGGACAAGCGCGTTAACATGAACACAGACCATATACCTCGTGGCGTAGTCACGCTCAAGTCGTGGTCCATAAAGGCTGACGAGTTCACCAACCCGAACATATGGATAAACCTGAATAGAGACATAGACGGCGAGCTGCAACAGATTGTTACGCAGACCAAAGCGGTACCCATAAAATTGAGCTTCACACTCGATACTATCGTCGACAACGAGATAGACGTGTTCAAGGCGTGGCAGACGTACATGGATAATATGTGGATTTATAAATATTTCACATATGACTATGCTAAAGTTCCCATAAACGCGGTGTTCAATTTCGTCTCCGACACGGAGAACCCTATGGCTAGGGAATTCAAATTCGGAGACGTGCAGACGTTGAAAACTACGTATAACTTCGATATTCACACGTTTTATCCGATATTCGACCTGGAAAACAGGTTCAAGGCTAATGCTGCGGTGCAATGGATTATGCAAATTTGGCAAAATCCTAATCAGCCACTGAATTAAACAAAGAATATATATTTCATATATAAATACGATATTAATAGGATAAATATATATTTTTTCCGTTTAAAATGTTAATATATAATAAAAAATAGTATACCACTGGCTAAACTATGAAGTCACTAAAATTAAAAATATTTGAATATTGTAAGGATTTAGACATTGAGCAAACAGAAGTTTCTCAAATCTTTACTGAGCACATAGATTTGTGCGATAATTATTCAGAAAAGGAAATCTACGGTTCACTGTCGACTATGTTGGAAAAGTATAGATTCTACGAGAGCGTAACAACTTTTCTAGACGACGTTGATTCAATCTTATCTGAACAGCCGTTATTGTATAACTTGAAAGATTTATACAAGAAAGTTGCCAGAAAGGAATACACGTTCCTATACGAGAACGCATTACATTCCATAATGGACTGCATCAACCAATTATCTGACGAAGACCGTAAGATAAAGATTCTGAACGACTTGAAATTGTACGAGTGGATTCCGGAAGTCAAATTGTTTTTATACGAGATGGCTACTACGCCACAGGCTAAACAGAATTTTATCTCTAAAGGTGGTAAGATTGACGACGTGTTCTCGATTGTTTTACAATTGAAAGAGGGATACCTTACTTACGTTGCCAATAAATGGTTCCTGCTTAACACAGAGGGCATTACAGCAACATTGGCAGAAAATCACATCAGCGATGACGTACAGTTGAAGAAACTGCGTTTGCTTGAACAAGCCGTACAAAAGGCAGAGTTCAGCGAAAGCCGTATCGTTTTCAATATCGCAGAAGGACTTATTGTCAGTTTTGATACTGCGAACAAAAAAATCTACTTAAACGAATCAGAAGCTGACAAGGGCACTACGTTAGAGACTCTTTTCAACTCAGCTGTTGTTCCATTCATGGGCAAAGCGTTTTACCCTGTGTTGAATGAGACCTTCAATAACTTGGATAAGTTCATGAAGATTGACACAGTTAAACGCGTGTCTAACATAATGAACACAGCATACGAGTGTTTCGTATTCAACTTCAATGGCAAAATTTCACAGTACCGCATCGACAAGTATATGGGTAATTCTTATTACACATTCGAAAATGCGATGCCGTTGATAGAAAATGTAATGCATGAATTAGGCGCTGATTTGACGTTCTTTTATGAGAATCAGCTATCAGATGAGACGAAAGCTAAAATCGACATTCAGAACAAGGAAAAAATAGTAATGGAGAAATTAAAGGACGTTGAAAAGGGCATTAATCAAATCAAAGAAGAAACTGAATTAGTCAAAGAAAACAAGGTATTGGAAGATTTATACAATAGCTTATTGAGTAAGAAGCATAAACTGTCTGAAGAATTAAATGCGTTGAGGAATACGAAGACCAAATTAAGTAAATAAGGTTAAATTTCTACAAATAGATTAAAAAATGGCCACTTAGAATCTAAGTGGCCATTTTTTTAAACATGCAACGTTTATGACACTATAAATAAGATATAATAAAAAGTATTCGTATAATACATGTCGACTATAGAAGAAAAAAATCCGGTTAACGCTAAGAAATTCACTTATCAGATATTGCTATCTAAAGGCAAGGGTAAATTGACAAAGCCTGCAGAAAAAATGATTGTCGATCTGGCGTACAACGCCATACGCAAGAAGCCATATTACCTACATGAAGACAAGGAAGACGCATTACAGACATCGCTATTCAACATGCTTAACAATTGGTTGAGCTTCAACCCAGAAAAGACCGAGAATGCGTTCGCATACTTTACAGAAATCCATAAACGTTCCACGACGGAAAGTATTAATTATTTTTATATGAAAAAGGGATTAAAAAAAGAAGAACAGAAATATATAAAGTGTATAAGCATCAATTCGGTCAACAACGGCCAGGGCATGTACAACGTATAAAAAACACACATAAAATGAGATGAATATAAATATTTTATCGAGATTAGAATTCAACAGACATTTTCGTAAAATGAACGAAAAAACTGAAAATCAATCGTATAGCTCTGGATGTATCATGGGCTACCTCGACTCCGCGTTCAGTAACCCTGACATAGAAGAAGGAGACCTATACAATGACGAAGACAACGCGTACGGGCTAGAGATAGAACCGCACGTCACCGTCTTGTACGGGTTAGAAGACGATAAGATAGAAGAATCGGAAGTAGTTAAACTATTCACCATGATTGATGGACCATCAATCGAAGTGTCTAAAATTTCGCTGTTCAAGAACGATAAATACGATGTGGTCAAGTGGGATGTCAAATCGGAAGAGCTCAACATACTCAACAAGATGGTCACATCCATGTTCCCATACAAGTCAAATTTCCCAGATTATCATGCACATGTCACGATAGCGTATTGCTTACCAGGCAAGGGTTCTGGGTATGAGAAAGAATTAGAAAAGCCACTAAACAAGAAAATTGCGTATTGGATATATTCCAAGTCAGACGGTAAAAAAATAAAGATTGTCCCAGGCAAAGAACCTGAGACAATCAGAGAAAAAACAGATGAGTAAACACGTCCCGAACCAACAGACAAGATTCCACCAGGGATTTTACAAGATACAGAATCCGATAAAGTATATCGGGAACCCGGTCGACATCGTGTATCGTTCGTCATGGGAGTATAAATTCATGGTGTATTGTGATTTGAATCCTGGAGTATTGAAATGGGGAAGCGAGGTTTTCAAAATATCGTATAACGATAGGATGGGCAAGGGACACATGTACATACCGGATTTCTACCTAGAGACAGCCAACAAAGACGTCGACGGGTTCATGAACAAGTTCTTGGTCGAAGTGAAGCCAGAGAAAGAGATAAGGGAACCCATAGTTCCTTCAGGAGACATATCTGAGAAGAAATTGAAATCACTAGAATACGAGATACAGGCATGGCAGAAGAACAAATATAAGTGGGTCTATGCCATGGAGTGGTGTAAGAACCGTGACATAAAATTCTGGTTGGTGACAGAGGAGCATCTTTCAAAACTTAAACCATGATGGAAACAGACTACCTAAAAGATACGATAAAAAAACAGTTCCAGGAAATCGGTTCTAACATGTACCAAGTCAATGCCGAGTACATGACTGCCGGGCTCAACGGGCATTCCGAGGAGATAGTACCTATAAACATGTCTAACATACAGAAAGGTAAGTTCTATTTCATGTTCTACGACCTGTCTGGGAAGTCTAGCAAGATGGAGAAGTTCAATCCATTGTTTGTGATTGATTGGACTGACCAGGACAGTACCAGGTACTTATACGCGGTATCCATAAATTTCATACCTGTGAGCATCAGGACGGTATTCTTCAACAGCCTATGCAACTTCAACATAAAAACACTCGGAGAAAACACTAATAAAAATACAGAAGAACAAAAAGCGTTTGAGAATATCGATTTCGCTAATATATATAAATTATTGCACTCGATTGGTTTCGAGTGGAGCATACGCAGATTCGACAGTAAGTTGGTGAACAAGACCTACGAAATATCGATGAACATATTGCCGACGTTTCTTACGATGTCCACTGCCAGATTGACTGGCGTCGATGACCAGAAACTGATAGACATATGGAACAAAAAGATTAAAGAACAGGAAGAAAGACAGAACAAACTGATAAAAGAGATACTCGGAGATTACAGAAGCATGGAGAAAGAACTGACAAAGGCACATTCGGACGTCAGTACCAGGAACGACAATCTAGAAAAGTCTTTACAATTAATAAAAAAATTATTTTAAACCAATAAAACATGGCATCAGGGTATAATCCATATAGACAACAGAGTGGTTCGACCGGCTCTACTATACTAGATAGTCTATCTACGAACAATCAGACGTTTTTCAATAGCCGTGTAGCTCGACTATCGTTGTTCGGTCGTAATTACCAAGAAGCTGCTATTAAAAACGCGAAAGGTATTCACGCGAACGAAGACACTTCAGCCATAACTGACAGCAGCGGATACAATTACACAGTGTTCAGTCGCAAGGTCCACGCTATAATGCAAGAGAGACAAACGATTGCCGCATTGTCTGGAGACTATATAACCAAGATTCCTATTCTGAGAGAATACGCGTCTAAGGTGGAGATTAGATATTTCGTTACCAAGATGGCAAACGAGATGATTGTATACGGAAAGGACAAGAAATTCTGTGAGATCGTCGACTTACCGGAGTCTTATCCTATTGCAGTGAGAAAAAAGATAAAAGACATATTCGAGAACATATACACCATAAGCGGTTTTGCAGACGGCTCACTCGCCTGGGATATTTGCAGAGACTGGATAGTAGAGGGATTCCTGTGCCGTGAGATTATATACGATAAGAAGGGTAAGAATATCGCTGGATTCCAGAAGATTGACCCGCTTACTGTCATACCAATAATCGACCCTGAGTCTGGTCTGAAATTGTGGATACAGTATCCGTACGACGAACAGAACAGAAGGATACTATTGGATGCAGAGATTATCTATGTGTCTTACTCGGGTTCTTCGAATTATATGGAAACCAGTTATGTAGAACCTTTAATCAGGCCTTATAACGAACTAAAAAGCATCGAACGCGCCAAGTTGCTTTTCAACTTAATCAACGCAACAATGCACAAGCAGTTCATCATCCCGACACAGGGGTTGTCACCGATGCAAGCAGAACAAGAGATTGCGACGCTTATCGCGGATTACAAAGACCATATAGCGTTTGACGATACGACCGGTTTGATTTACATTGACGGAAGCAAGGACTTGCCATATTCTAAGGAATACTGGTTGCCTAATCCGGGCGATGCGAAACCGGAAATGAGTATCATCGAGCCTGGAGGTCATGACCTGAACGAGAACACCATGTTAATATGGTTTCACAACGCATTGAAGCGTGCTTCTAAGTTCCCGTTTACCAGACTTGACAATAGCACTGGTGGCGGTAACATCTACAGCCTGGGCGGCGAATTGACACACGACGACTACAACTTCCAACAATATATCGAGCGATTGAGAACTTTGTTCAAAGACGTTCTCTTGAAACCATTAATCTTACAGCTGCTTTTAGATTTTCCGGAACTAGAATCTGACAATAAGTTGTACAATGACTTGAATATAATTTTCTACGGACACTCGGAATTAATAAAAGCCAAGATGTTATCAAACATGCAGGCCAAAGCGTCTATAGCAAATGATTTACAGAGTAACCTGAAACGTGAAGATGATAAACCAATGTTGCATTGGAGATTCCTTGCCAAACACATTATGGAGTTTACTGACGAACAGATGGCCGAGAACGAGCAATTCTGGAAGAACGATGCTGGCGCTGGTGGTGCTGGAGCTGGTGATGCTGAAACAGCAGCGACTGAAGAAACTCTACCGACTGACACTGGAGCTGAAACAGCCGCGGCTGAAGAAACTCTACCGACTGACACTGGAGCTGAAACAGCCGCGGCTGAAGAAACGCCACCGACTGACACAGGCGGAGATGATGTAGCTTAATCATGGTCTAATAGAAAAAAAGGACTATTTTAATTAAATATATAAATAAAAATCAGTTTTTAGTTTAATATGGAAAAACACGTATTAATTGTCGAGAATGGCACAGAATCATTGAAAAAAAATGAATCAGCTAGTTCTACGTCAAAATTCTTACTAAGTGGTATATTTACAGAATTCGATATAGAAAATCGTAATAAACGTTTTTATAACGCCAAAAATTTTATACCATGCATGACAGCATTATTAGAAAAACGCAAAATGTTAGGTGTATTATATGGTGAATTTGATCATCCGGATGTTTTTGACATTGCAGGTAAAAATGTGTCACACGCGATTGAATCTCTAATACATAACGAAAATTCTAAACGTGTCGATGGTTCTATTGCATTATTGAGCACACATTATGGTAAAGAAGCCCGTGCAATTATTAATGACGGTTACCCGTTATTCGTGTCTTCAAGAGCCGCAGGCGTTACAGACGGTTCTGGAAACGTAGCACTAAAAGAATTGTTCACTTACGACATTGTTGTAGACCCAGGTTTTCCGTCAGCACGTGTTAGTGTTAATGAAAGTTTTGGATTGAAAACTACTATTGACGTACCTTACCGCATCTATGAGATGAAGGACGACCAGGTAAATAATTTATTTTTAGACAATAAAAATGACAGAAAAACAGCAATGGATTTAAAACACATGGAAGGAATTTTAGCAAATGAAATGGCTAAATTAGAACACCAAATATTATCGAAATTAGGTAATGGAAAGTATGCTCCAGAAGTTAAAGGATTAATGGAGAAACATGAAATCTTAAACGAAGAGATGGGAGCAGTAAAAGAATATTTATCATTCTTGAAAACTAAGGTATCTCACTTGGTATCAGAAAACTCTAAGTTGGTTTCTGACAATAGCAAGTTGAAATACGAGATTAACGAGAATACTGCGTATTCTAATCATATCGCGTCTCAATTAAAAAACTTAAACAAATACACGGTCGACATCGAAACTAGATTATCAGTTGACGAGAAGATGATTGAGTATGTTGCGGAACACGCTAAAGCAAACATCTTGTTCTCTGAAGACATCGCAAACAATGTAACTAAGATTGCTGAGAACGTGGCAAATAATGCAGAGTTCTTAGAATATGTTGCTGCAGAAACAGAAATAACACAGCAGTTTGCTGAGAACGTTGCCGCGGAAACAGAAATAGCACAGCAGTTTGCTGAGAACGTTGCCGCGGAAACAGAAATAGCACAGCAGTTTGCTGAGAACGTTGCCGCGGAAACAGAAATAGCACAGAAATTTGCCGAGAGTATCGCAGGTGAGGTTAAAGACACACAAGGCATGTTAGAATACGTAGCCAACGAATGTTACAGAGACCAAATTTTCTTAGATTATATCGCAGAGAAAGTTGACGGTGTTGTTGCATACAATGTTAAAGTTGTAGAAAGCGTTAAGTCATCACTTCCAGTAAACGAGAATACTGCACCAAATGCAATACATTCACTAGAGACTATTGTTGAATTCTTAGGAATTGAAGAAGAACAAGAGGTAATCAATAACATCGAGAACCAAGAAGAGTTTACTGAAACACCAACAGAAGAGCAATCTGCTGGGGTTACTGAAGTTGAACCAACAATTATGACGACAGAAGAACCTGTAGTAACAAGTTCTGAGCCTACATCTGACGTACAACCACAAGATGTACCGGCGGCACTTAATATCAATGATGTTACTGATGTTCAGCCAGAAGGCGGGCCTAACAACATGAAAGACACTCTTATGTCTGCATTGGTTAAGATTGTGGGGACTGACGAGACTGGTGTAGTTATCGAAGTTACAGACGATAAAATCACTATTCAAAAATCGGGTTCTGAAGATACAAGTGAATTAGGACACGACCAATACGAAGTCTTAAACCCAGAAGAAAATGTTGCTGAGAAAGTTAGCCACGTATTATCTGAGCTTAAGAAACAAAAGGTACTTGCAAACCAGAGACCACATTTCTACAATTTCTTATCTGAACAACAAATCGAAGATTTCAAATTATTAGAAAGTGCATACCGTGCTGCAATCACTCTTGAATTATACAATAGCGAATACTACAACACACAAGATGTATTGAACGTTATCGGTCGTGTAATCAATGAGAAGACAATGACATACGACGAGAGATTAATCTCTAACGTACCTAAGACATTGACTGAATCATGGAATAACATGGCACAAGAACAAAAGTTATCAATCATATCAGAATCTAAATATTTCAATTTAGTCACGAACGCAGATATTGCAAATTTCTGGAGTACTCGTCCGTTTGCTAAATCTGTATTGGGTGCTGAAGCGATTTTGATTAAGGAATCAGCAAACACTGTCGACAATGACGTGTTATCTGATAAGTATATCAATTCTTTCATGAAGACTATGGAGAACTTTAATACAAAGTAATCATACACAACATAATAAAAGACCGTCATTCGTGACGGTCTTTTTATTTTTGATTATTTTAAACTTTTTATATAAAATGTAACAAATTGTGTGTTTTGGCAAAAACACGCAAAAAAAGAAACATATATAATATTACATTAAACATGACAAACAAGAATGTTTAGCACATATTATTTTTTTCATTTTAGTATTAAGATACAGAAAACGATAGCATCTTAAAGATTAGAAAAAATGAGAAAAACGTTAATATATAATTAAAATAAAAAATAAAAATACAGAAAATTAAAAATATGAGAAATTCTCAATTAGCAATCGATATGGACAAAGCATTTAAAAAATGGAAACCAATCGTTGAAAAATTAGGTATCACTAACGTTGAACGTATCAACGAATTATGTGAGTATGCTGAAATGCATGCATCAGCAATTACTGCTGGTATGGTAAAAGAAAATGTTGCATATGCAAACATGGCAAATACCGCAGGTATGGGTAATGTACAATTCCCAGGTTTATCTGCAATTCCAGGTTTACCGGGAACATCAGGTTCTGGAGATTTAGGTCAAACTTTATTACCGGCGTCTTTAAAGATTGCAGCACAAACCCCAGGTTTGGAATTATTGCCGACAATCAATGTTAACTCAAATCGCGTAGATTTATTGTACTTTGATTGGTCTTATGATGACGTTGCTAACGCTAACGGTGTAGAAGATGAAAGAACTTCAACTTTCAAATTTCGCCCAACTGCAGACGCAAATTTCACAACTCTAGTTGCGTTCTTACGTGCAGAAATGGTGTTTACTGGTACAACTGAATTACGCGGTCGTATTTCTAACAAATTGTATTTTCACGTTAGCGGTGGTGCTTTTGGTGCTGTACAAGCATCATATGATTCTAGAGTAGCTCCAGCCGGTTCTAAACTAGGATGGTTTGAATTCAAAGGATTTTCACGCATCGACGGTCTACCAATGTTCCGTGCATATATCCAACAAAACTCAGCGTCAGCTGGCGCATGGCAGTTTAACCAAGCATTAAACACATTCCCAACTGCTGGTGCTATCAGCGCATTATTAACAGCTGGTACAATCGACGATACTAACTTTTCAGCAGCGTCTTATGTAATAACTGCAGTAGCAAATGTTGCTCTAGTTTCTCTAAACGAAGATTTCATCGACGATTTCACAACAGGACGCAACAAGACAATGACTCGTGGCGCATGGGAAATCGACGAAGCCGGTAAAATCGGGCCAAACTCTTTCACTAAATCAGTTGAAATCGGTGTGGCTCACGTATCTGCAGCTTTAAGATTATCTGAAATCGGCGACTGGAAACGTATGTACGGTGTTGACGTAGTTGAAAAAACTAAGGCACAGTTAGTTAACCAAATCTCTCAGAAAATCTCTACAGAAATCGTAGACAAAGTAAAGGAAATGGGATTAAAAAATCGTGCTACAGCTCCAGCAGCTCCAGCAGCAATGTTAGCAGGTTTAGCAGGTGGTGGTATTACAGATGGTAAAATATTTGATATGTCAGTTACAGCTACAGCAGCAGCTTTAGGTGGAGAACACAATGCTTCAATTTCACGTAAATTGTGGTCAAAAGTTCAACAAGCATCTTACTATGTTGCAAATGACGGCCGTATCGCTGGCATTGACTACGTTGTAACTTCTGGTACTGTTGCAGGCATCCTGAAAGGTGTTGAGCGTTATACAATCAATCCATTAGACGCCAAGTTAGCAGGACCAAACCAATTACAACCAGCAGGTACAATCGACGGTATTAAACTTTACGTTGACCCATACATGGGACCAGCAGATTTAACTATCTACTTAGGTCGTATCGGTAAGAAAGAAGAGCCAGGATTGAAATTCTTAGCTTACATGTTAGCTGAATCAGTTGAAATCACTTCAGAAAAAACAATGGCACCACGTCTGTACATGTACTCTCGTTTTGCAATTTGTGAATTTGGATTTTTTCCGGAGAAGCAATACATGGCTATCAAAATCGAAGATGAATCTGGTATTTTATACTAATCATAACTTTCAAATAAAAAACCTGGTCTCAGACCAGGTTTTTTTTTTGCTTATAATATTATTTATATTTTTTCAGGGACGATTAATTTAATATATAATAACATGGAAACAATAACTAAAACATGTAAGAAATGTAACATACCAAAAATACTTGATATGTTTCACAATAGTAAAAATGGTAAATACGGTGTAAAATCATATTGTAAAGAATGTAAAGTGAAATTACGTAAAACTGACTATGATATAAATAAACAGACATACTTGCATAATAAAAAAACATATTATATTAATAATAAAGAGACAATAGTCAACAAGGTTATAGCATATCGCAAAGCTAAATTAAACACAGACCCACACTTCAAGATGAAGGATAATATTCGTTGTCTTATACGCAATGCGTTCAAACGTAAATTTACAATAAAGTCAAAAAAAACTACTGAAATTTTGGGGTGTACATTTGATGAATTCAAAAAACATTTAGAGTCTAAGTTTGATGAGCATATGACGTGGAATAATCAAGGCACATACTGGCAATTAGACCACATAAAACCAATATCGTTGGCACATACTGAGGACGATATAATACTATTGAATCACTACACTAATTTCCAGCCATTGTATTGGGAAGACAATCTCGCGAAGGGTGATAAATATGACGCTGTCAAAATCGAAGATGAATCTGGTATTTTATACTAATCATAACTTTCAAATAAAAAACCTGGTCTCAGACCAGGTTTTTTATTTGGTGTGTCGCAAAAGTGTTGACGCGATGTTCTTTATTTGTATGTTTTATTGAATCTCTCTGTATAATAGTTCTTTAACAGCTGTTCCTGTTTCATGAAGTCCAGTCCGGTGTTCTTGTGCTTTTTACGGTCTGCGAAGATTGACGTGAGGATTTGCTTGGTCTCTGAGTCCTCGTTCTTGAATACGGCTCCGTTTAAGAGCACGATGTCGTTTGGCTGCAATTGATACTTGACGCCGTTAAACAGTGCCTCGTGGTCGTTTATTTTCATCCCGCGGAATGATTCCGGCGCGATGTTGAACTGTCGCATTGTCGTGGGGTACAGTGACGCGAAATCGAATACTGTGATCCATCGTCTGAGCCCTACCGCAGGGTACTTGACATAGCCCCCGGTCAACTCGGCCTCTGTCTCAACATCGCCCTCGACGGCTTCGAGCACCGCGGCGTGTTTCTGTTTCACCATGACAATTCCCTTCTGATAATACTGTGTAAAAAATATGCCTTCCGTCACGCGTATGGCGGAAGGACTGTCTTCGATGGGAATTTTGGCGAGGTTAGATATAGCCAGCATGATGTCGAAAGTCCTCTGTTTATTGTGGATCAGTTGCACGAGCGCGGTGTCGACACAGTTGTACAATAGATATTTATAATAATCCTTTTCGTAGAGCTCTTTCAGCGTGCCCGGGTATTCCAGTTTTTTGATGCCCAAGATTTTGCCGGCGACGAAATCTAGCGATTTCGATTCTTTGATCTTTATGGACGTGTCCCATTTATCGAATATGTCCATGTAATCGAGAATCAACCGGTGTTTGGGCAATTCTTCGAATGACGGTTTCTGCATATTCTGGTGTTTCTTCCATGGTTTTATGAGTTTGCCAGTGGGCGACGCAACGTTCGGGTTTATGCCGAGCTTCCGCGCACGTGTGACCAAATAAACCCAGTCATATCCTATGAAATTCCAGCCCGTTAGTACAGGTATCTTCTTCAGAAGGTCGTTGAAGAAATAAGACAGCATCTCGTGCTCGGTATCACAGTAATACCATTCGATAGTATATTTGGTATTGAAGTCTTTAAAGTATTCGTTGATGTCTTGTTCCATTTTTTTTACCCAAGAGTCATCAATCTGTTTTATCCCGAGCAGTAATATCTTGTTCTTGATTATGAAACACATCGCGGTCACCCTGTTGTTTGCAATGTGCGCTTCCGGAAAGCCTTCGGTAATCTCTACCTCTATATCGCAAAAAAATAGTTTTGGTTCTTGGTACGAGAATATGTCAAGCCTTTCAGATTCTGACAGTTTCATCAGAAATTCATAGATCGCGTATCTGGTTGGGAACCTCGTCGGCCCGATTTTAACCGGCTTGTTGTCCCATGTGTGCATTGTCTCCGATTTGTTCGGGTCTTTGTCAGAACATACGCACCATTCGGTCGGGTTCTGCCAGCTGTAGTTCTTAAACTCCAGGTTGCCCTTGGTGTTTATGTACGACACAATCAATTTGCCATTCAGGTATTCGTAGTTTACTATCATATTCTTTTAAGTCTTTTAATGCCGTATATTATATTGTTTTATATAAAAAATCCCCGAGTTTGTTTAACCCAGGGATTTAAAATAATAACCATATCGCGTGAACACGGCCCACAACTTGAGGGATTGTGAACGAGTCAACTAGTGACACCCCAGTCTTTTCGCCATTTGGGCGATAGATAACTTACATATCAGTTTGGTTTTCGTTCGTGTGCCATACAGACATATTCGCGGCAATCTCTTCCGGCGTTATCCCTATGATGTGCTCGAGAACATATTCTACACTTATCAACGGTTTGTTTACACTGGGATTGAGTGACAAAAGTTCTTTAGCTACCGATATTTTATGCGATAATAAATTCAATCTATCTAATTCTAATTCGTGCGTCAGTGATTTTGTCATAATTTTGTATTTTTTTTGTATTTTTTTTATTAGTGGTTTGTCCGACAGATGCGTCTTTTACCTAGTATCCGCCTAATTTGTTCTGTCTTTCTATATTGTGTAAATTTTTTGACACATAATAATTTGTAATTGATTCCGGCGTTAAACCTATCGCGATGGCTTCATTCATAAAAAAATGCAATTTATCGATCCACTCCATGTGTAGTTCCTTTAACTCGTCACTCGTTAAAGCAGATAGAGGTCTCGCCATGGCTTCATTGTGTTTTGATTTCCACGGCTTCCAACAGCTCGGAAATGTGTGAATGCCTGTCAGGGCGTTTTGCATTTCTCTGTCTTCGTCACGTATGGCTTCTTCGTTCCAGTCAATAAATTTTTTCAATTCACCTATTGTCGATTGTATTTCAGTAAAATCGTATTTGTACACGGTCTCCTGTATTGATTTTTGCATGTTAAAAATCAACGATAACGCGTCATCACCTTTATTTCTAAGCTCTTGGTAATTATTATTAATTTCTAAATGTGCACATTCCTGGAAATTTTGTGTTTCTTCGCTCATGATTTTATTATTATTATTATTAATTTATTAGAATAAAAAAATCCTCTTTCAAGGATTTTTCTATTGTTAGTTAGTTATGCTTGTGATTCTGCTTCCGCGTTCACAGTTTCTGCTACGGCATTCTGCAATTCTACAGCCTGCTCCGCATTTAACCCCATGGTCCATTGACCGATAGACTGGTTGAGTCTAGTCGACGCTGCGTCATAGTGTTGGTACACTTTACTTATTTCGCTCAACTTGTAAAGCATATGTGCGAACGCATAATTATCTTTGTTCAATCCCTTTACACGTATTGTCGATAAGACATGATACAATGCGATTGCATTAGAGAACGTGATTTTGATGTCGTGCGTAAAGAAATCGTCGCCCTTTGCATTAGGTAAAGTGTCGATGAAGAATTTCTTCAAGTGTAAACCGTAGAACAAAGTCTCAGTGTCATATTCGACACTGACATGTAATTTCTTATCAACCGTGCGTATCTCCAGGTTGTTTAATGTGAAATAGCAATAGCCATTCTTAACTAAATCTTTGTACTGATTCCATAACTCGATAGCCGCATCCACTGCTGTATCACGGTTTTCGTCAGTAAGAACCACTTCTGTTAAATATTTTTTAATTTCCGCGTCTTTCTCTTCGATTGCAGATTTGGATTCGTCTGAAAGTAACGAAAAGTTTGTGGTGCCTGCTGTTTTTGCGACATCTGATAATGTGTCAACATATTGGCTTTCGTTGGTTACGACCGATTCCTGTGTTAATTTATTTTCCATAATTGTGTTTATTTTATTTTTTATACGATTGAATCATTTATTAGTTTAAAAACTCAACATCTTTTTTCTTTTTTGCTTTGGCTTTGACGTCAGTAGCGTTTGCATCAAACTCTGACGCTTTCCCGTCCTTAGAATGTTGTGAGAAAAGTTCGGAAAGCTCATTAGCCTCAGCAACAGCCTCGATGCCGTATTTCTTGAGAACCCCAGTTGTAGTTTGTAACGGGAATTTCGCGATTTTGAACTTACCGGTAGCGATGTCGAAATGCAATCTGTCTAATTCCTGTGTTAAAAGAATCTCTGCGTTTGTGCCTTCGAGTTTCAATAGGTAGTCTTCGTTTATGAACAATAACAAATCGATTGTGTTGATGTGAGATAGCTCGTCGCTGGCCTTCTTGAGTGTTATCAATTTCTTCATCTTACTGTTGCCCAAGTATTTAATCTTGATACTAAACGGTAATGCCATCTTTCCTATGATGTCTTGTACTTGTGACAGAGTGTCTTCACTCAAATCGTAGAATTTACTTTCTGTGCTCATGTTATTTATTTTAGGTTTATTTGATTTAGAATATTAATACACACAGCGATGCAATAACCGCTAGAACCGCGACGGTCATCGATAGTATGAGTCTTGTGTTGTTTGCTAGTTTATAACCGAACGCTATCCCCCAATTATCGTCGTTTATACGCTTAATCTCGTAGATATTCACTAGTTCGTCCAGATCCAATTTCAGTAGGTCGGCGTTGACAAGCGCGATAAATTTTTTCAGTTCCATCTCAACTAACGCTTTACCTAGTTTCTCTTTCAAATCCTTTGGTGCGTCTGCGAGTGTGAGTGTTGTATACATCTCTAGCATCATATTGATATTCATGCCGTATTTATCTTGAAGATATATACGGTTTTTCAATACGTTTTTTCTGTAGATGAAGAAGAATTTTATTGTACGATATAGTTTTATCATACAGATTATATAAATATATTCAGAAAAAGTTTAGATATTAGTTACTAATAATGTTTGACTCGTGTATTTTTTGAGATGTGTTGTCTGCTATTTCGCCTAAAACATTGTTCATTTGTCCCATGAGCGTCACCAATTGGTTCAACAGTTTTTCCTGCTTATCCGGCTGAGCAGGGACGGCATTAGGCTTCGGAAGCGCCTTTACGACCGGTCCTGAAGACACAGAAGCCGGGCCCAAAGACGTTGACGACTTTGGTTGTTGCTGCGGCGTGGTGTTTTTGTCTTTGTTGAATGCGAAAGTGCTCTCGTCTATCTTGACAGAAGACTGCGCCTGAATCATACTGAGAACATTCTGGAATTCGTCTTTTTTACCGTTTAATACGTCTAATGTAGCTGATAACTTATCGCCGTCAATTAACGACAATGTGACCAACCCGCCATAAATGCCGGTCAAGTCCGGTGCAGCAGTTATCGTACTCAACGCCTTGCCCAATACATTGATCGAACCGGCCAATAATAAATAGCTCTTAGTCAATGACAGTATTTGTTTTGCCGAATTTTCGGCATTATCGACCATGTCAAGTTCTGTAAATTCTTCTATAAACGTTTTTATTCCATCGACCCAATCCACAGACGGGTAATTGTCGAATTTCGCACTGCTCAATGTTGCACCAAAATATTTCATTAAATTCGCTATTGGCATCAATGATAGTAATAGTGTAGGCAACTCGTCTAAATCAATATCTTCCATTGACGCAGTAGCATTAGCAAAACCTGCTATCGCGGCACCCACACCTATACCCCAATCCGCTGTCGGTCCACCGCTGTAATTTCCTTTGCTTATGACAGCGGCTATCATCGGCAAAGCTGCTCCAATTTGTACCAGCGCATTTATTTTATCTTGCATGGTATTACCGGATATTAAATCCCATCCTGACGGACTCACCGCAGATACCGCATCGGTAAAACCTTTCAGCGCCATACCAACACCCGTAGCCCATTCGACACTAGGTCCTCCGGTATAATTGCCAGTACCTATAATCGCAGATACTGCTACTAAACCTGCCGCAATACCGGCCATCCCTAAAATACCAAAGCCTAATGCCACGGCTCCTACGCCGGTCATCATGACAAATCCTAAGGCGACCGCAGCCAGACCGAAAGCGCCCATCGACAAGCCGACACCTTGTGCCCATTCCAAACTCGGGTAAGTCCCATAATCGCCAAATGCTAAAATATGCGACGCTGCCATAACGCCGGCTGCAACAGCCAACATGGCTATTGTGCCCGGTATAATGACTCCTAATCCGCCCATATATGTTAAAGCCGTGGCAATTAAACCACCGCCCAATAATACCAGACCGACCGACAGCCCCCATTCGAGACTTGGCTGGTTCGTGTAATTTCCCAGCGCGATTATGTGTGACACCGCCATAATACCGCCTGCTAGTATAGCCATTGAAACACTACCTTTTAACGCTGTGCCCACATTTATACCCAATTTGTCAAGTGCCCATATGCCTGCGCCAAATATGACAATAGATACAGTTATTCCTAATGTCGAACTTATAGTCTTGAATACGTCAACTTCGGGTGTATTTTCTAAGGCTAATGCCGATAGATATATAGCGCCGGCGATAACTGGCATTATGACAGCAAGCTTAAATAAACTATTAATGTCATTTCCAATAATTTTCCCAGCGTATGCCAGTGGTATCAATGCTAAGCCCATGGCAATACCGACACCGGCAGCTGATATTATCGTGCTCGTTGTTACCGGTTTTATGTCAGATAATTCTTCGGCAGCTTTGGCAATACCCCAGGCAATCAGTGGTAACGCTGGAGCAATTAAATAAATCGCAGCAATTCCTTTCGTTCCTATTTTTTCAGCGGCCATTCCTAAAAGATAACCGGCAACACCAACAGCCGCAGCAACGCCGACAGCCGATACGAGTTGCATGAATGACAATTCCGGTATATCTGATAATATTACACCGGCAATAGCAATACCCATAGACATTATAACAATACTGCCGGCAATTATCAAAGAATCTCCAATAGATGTTGTCGATTCGCCCACATGATTAAATGCCATAGCCATGAGCGGCAGTGCTACTGATAGTGCCAGTACCGATTTAAAATCCACGTCACCAATAATCTTGAATGCCGCACCGACTGCGAGTATGGCGCCAGCCATTAAGGCCACGCTTTTTATTCCTTCCGCCATAGATTTGGCCTTGTCTTTGGCACCAGAAAGCTTATCAAGTATCCCGCTTTTTTTCTCTTGTTTTATGCCTTTTACAATATCCAGAATCTCTTCGGTGTTTGTTTTTGTTGAAGCAGTAGTCGCAGAAATCACTTTCAGCTCTTCTGCCATCTCCATCATCATTTTAGCCTGGTCTTTAGTAGATGATATAGAGTCTTTGAAGGTTTTATTCTCGTTTATGACCTGGTTTTTGATAGAGTCGGTGAAGTACTTCAGTGATTTTGAGAAATCCTGGAGTGCTGCTATGTATTCAAATTCTTGATTCATAAATTATATATTAATTTGTAGTACTTTTTATAATTAAAAATGCGTCAATCGACGCATTTTTCATAGTTTCTGTAAATCGATTAGGTCCTGCCGTATCTCTTTGAGTGAATCCTGTTTCATCTTATTTAACTCTTTCTGGTGTAACGCGATGTCTAAAGATATTTTCTTTTCCTCCTCGGTACTCAGTTCGTTAGTCTTTATTTTATCCATGTCCTGTTTAATTGTGAAGTCCATTTTGCCAATCTTCCACATGTCCGCAAGGTACTTGTTGCCATTTATAATCTTGTTTGCCTCGTCTTCCCACACAGGTTGTTTCTTGGTGGTCAAAATACCAGTAAACTTACCCTTGTTGCTATTGTAATAGTTTATCTTGTCCTGATAATCTTTGAGTCTAACCTCTTTATCGGAATTGATATTCTTTACCTCTTCTAGGAATAACTGAAATTTCTTCATTAGTTTATGAGTGCCATGAATTTATCGTGATTTGCTTTAGATGCTATAATACCATTGTCTTTGTTTAATGACGCCATGTCTATTCCTGGATATTTACCAGATTTTATATTCTCATCATCTGCCAAAAATCGCTGGTTTATTTTAATTTTAAAGAAATTAGAACTACGCGCAATCTGTGCTCGTGTTTCTACAAATTTGTTTTTTTTCTGTGCAAGAATTTGGTCTTTGACTTCATCAACATCGTTATAAATTTTTAAGTTAAAAAAGAAACTACCCTTGTTTGAATATATTTCAAAATAAAATGCGTTAGAATTAGACCTAAGATTAGTTAAACACGCATAATATGAATTTCCAATATTATTATAATTCTTTATAATCTCTTGATTTTGTGTCAAATTACTGAATATATTCTTACGAATAATTTTATCTGATTTTAGGTCATAACTGTAAGCACCCAGAAGCTTGAACCAAAAATATGTCTTTCCATCAAGTTTCTCAATGAATTCTACAGTAGGACTCATCATAATAACCATATTTTCGGCCGTGTTATTTTGTCCTGTGATAGTACAGTCGAAAGCATAAAGTTTTTTGACATCAAATTTACTTCCATCGGGAACCGTCTCAACAAGACCCAGCTTTTCCAATTTTGTCATTGTCTCCTGGTTAGATTTAACAAGTTCTTCGGTTTTACCATTGACAACACCTTTAACATCTATCATAACTTTGTTAACGTCTATGACTTTTTGAAAGTGGTCATTGACATTTTTAATGCCCATCTCCCAAACTCTCAATAGGTCAGCGTTTTTTTCTTTGCTTTTCTCGTCTTTCGATTTTTCTAATATGTAATTAGCTTCATATTTTATTGCATCAAGACGTTTTAAATTTATTTTTGGGTATGTCAGTGTTTTAATATTTTCCTGTGTTTCATAATTTTTTAAATCATCTGACGACATTAACTCTTGTACATTAGATGGTATTTTTACAGATTTATGTAATAATTTAGATACAGAATTTTTTACTGCAGATACAGAATTTTTTACTGCAGATACAGAATTTTTTACTGCAGATACAGAATTTTTTATTAAGTCTTTTTCATTAACAGCATACGTCAGATTGCGTATTGACTTTGCTGATGCGTTTGTTGGCCCGCTCAAATTCTTTTTATTGACAGCAAATCCGGTATTCTTTCCGGGCACTGCAACATATACTATATCTTTTCC